GGAGAATTCAAATGAAAAAATGGTTAGTAGGCCTAGGATTAACAGGAATGGTTTTATTTTTGGGGGCGTGTGGTGCGGCATCTAAAGCTGATAAAAGCACGAATGACTCCGGCAGTAGCGTAAAAGAAGACAAAGTGATCACAGTTGCCTCAGCACTAGACTCTGCTGAAAAAATCCTAAAAATTGCCAATGAGGAAGCTGAAAAAGAAGGCTATACAATTAAGATGGTTCGCGTCAACGACAATGTGCAATATAATACTCTGTTAAACAATAAGGAAGTAGATGCGAATTTCTCTCAGCATGAACCTTTCATGAATGATTTTAATAAAGCTCACGATGGAAACTTGGTAATCGCACAGAAAGTTTATGATGCGAAAGTCGGATTTTATTCGAAAGACTACAAAACGATTGAAGAATTACCAGAAGGAGGCAACGTCGCTGTTCCTAATGATGCTTCGAATCAAGGCCGTGCTTTAGCCATTTTAGATGACAAAGGCTTGATCAAATTAAAGGATGGCGTTGGCTTTAACGGGACAGTCAAAGATATTATCGACAATCCTAATCAGTTTGAGTTTGTAGAACTAGACTTATTGAATTTAGCATCAGCTTATAATGAAGAAGGTATGGTACTGGTTTACAACTATCCTACTTACTTGACAAAAATTGGTCTGACGCCAGCAGATGCAATATTCTTGGAAACACCGAATGATAATCATTTTGCCATCAGCGTTGCCGCCGGAGAAGACAACATTGATTCTGAAAAAATCAACGTATTGGCCAAGTCAATCGCTTCTGAAGCAGTACGCAAGTTTCTGGTAGAAGAAGAGGGAGTTTCGTTGATTCCATCGTTTTAATTTTATGATTTAAGAAATGAGAGAGAAGAAAATTCACTCTCTTTTTTTGTATGCATTGAAAACCATCTGTGATACTGGTGAGCAGAGGATTAGTCTATCGTCAATCCAGAGATAGCGAGGTAGATTTAAAATTGGCGAGATAAAAAAATAGAGATGATAATGAGTATTTACACACATATTACTGAGATTGACATAAATAAAGTGCACAATCTATTTGCTGATTATGTAAATTTCTAAGTCGTAATTTAAGTATATTTTCTAAGAAACAAAAAGGCTCCGAATGCTGATTCAACAGCATTCGGAGCATATATTCTACTTTACCCCACTGACCCTTCCATTTAGAGAAATGATTTACGAACAATCCTAATCATTGTTATATAGCGACTTTGAACAGTTTTTTCACTTTTAAATAATCAAGTATTATCAACAATTTAAACAAATAGATAGCATAAAGATAGTATTATTTAGCTGGGGGCAAAGTAGTATTGAAACTTACTTTTATGTACATTATATCTTTTTTCTTCCTATAAACTAAAACCTCATATAATGCATTATTAAAATATTTTATTTTACTTAGTTTTGGTTCTACAAAAAATAATGTCAATGCGTAATAAATAATACATACACCAACTACGATTAATAAGAAAGCTATCGTTGCCATTACATAACTATTTCTTTCTAAATTTTTTTGTAAATTATTTTTGAATAAATCCCATATCTCTTTTGAAAAAAACAAAAATAATGAAAGGTAAAACGTTGTGAATAATTTAAAAAACCAATCAAATTTTTTGTTTTTTTCCTCTTTAAATTCACTATCTAACTCAACATTTTTTTTAATAATTTGTTGAATCATTTCATCATCATATCCCATTTCAGCAACTTTCGTATCCAATTCTTTTATGTCGTCTTCTTTTGTATTAGAATTACTTTGTTTACTAATAACACAAGCTGTTATCAAAAATACAATAACAAATATAGCCAAAATTTCAACTAAATAATCGGTTAGTGGTTTATACAATAAGGCTATAACTGTCAAAGCATACATACTTATTGTTAATATTAATAAAATTTTTAAATACAGCTTTGCTCCTTTAAACAAACCTCTAACAGTGTATTTACTAATTATTTTTTTATACTCCTCATAAATTTCTTTTGAATAAAAATCCAATATAATCACTCCTTTTTCTTATATATTATACACAAAAAAAACACTCCGTTAGAAGTGTGATATTTTTGAGTCTCATAAGTTAGTTCAAAGTAAGCATTTATGATCTTCATTTTCCACTTTTGGGGAAAATTCTAACCGGGAACATTGCCACTACTGGCAACAGCATAGAAATTTCCGATGCTGTGTTAACCCTTATACTTAGTTAATCATAGATATTCAAAGGTGTCTGTTCTTCAAGAATATCAAGGCTTTTCTTACTAGATGTCTCTTCTATCCATTCTGCCGCACAAAGCCACAATATGCGTAACTCACAATATTTTAGATAGTATTGCATTCAATTACGCAGCGCAATAATCTATCACCTCACAGAATAAATGCGGATGATCGGAAATTCAGCAGCCCCGTCTAGGCATGCACAAAAATGTGCAGTCCTAAAAAAGATGTAACAACGAAAATCTTCAACATTCTTTCACTGTTTGATAGCGCAGAGTTGCGCCACCATATTTTGAGTCCGTTCCACGATATAGTTAGATAAACTTATACGTAAGAAGCACCATGCTAAAATTTCACTTAATACTTTCTTTCAAAATAACCGTCTGGAATTTCTACAGGCGTATTTTTTTCAATTAGATCATGAATAAATCGAGTCAATCGTTTGGCTCCCTCAACTGAAACATCATATTCATTGTTTTCAGTAATATGAGTATATTCATAAAAAGGAAATGGCTGTTTAAAATACTCTTTGTATTTTAATATTGCTTTTTCAACTAATTCCATTGCACCCTGCTCACAATGTAGCATTCAGACCAGTCCTTTCTTGCTTTAATAAAGTATACCAAAAAAGCACCTCGAAAAGAGACGCTTTCATTAATAATTATCTATTCTATTCATAACCAAACATGGACTTTATAATCTCTTCTTACTTAAAAGCCGATCTAAACCTTTAAAACATAATACCCTTCCACATTTCATCTGATATTTCTTCGATAGGCGTATTGGTATCAATAGCCTCTTGGACATCTCGAGTCATGGCTTTCACACCCGCTTCTAACTCATCCGGGTTGCCAATTATGGTGACTGGGTCCCACCAACCGATTATTTTATCAGGTATGTCTGCGTTGAAATGATCCTTATAAGCTTTTTCTAACCGTTCAACTTCTTTGAACAACTTGTCTATTCTGTCCATTTCATCACCTCAATATCAGTATACCAAAAAAGCATCTAGAATGAGATATTTTAATATCACCCTACTCTTTACTCCTGTACTGCTGCATATACTTTTTCATGTAATCCGGATTGTCTGACTGCCATTGTCGTTGTTTGTCACGTCTTGCAACACGTCTGCATTCATCGCTACAATAGCGTTTTGAACTGACAACCGTATGGAATAAAAGACCGCATACAGCGCACTTTTTACGGCTCATAGCCTCACCTCACAGCCTTTGTATTGTCCTTGGTGTCATGTTAAAATAGGGGGCGTGAGAAAAAATGTACAGTGACTGCTTGAAGTCCGGCTGCGAGGACGGGGAGGGGGATAGCCCCCTCTTCTTTTTTTATACCTTGCTTTGTCCACAGCTTCTTTACTTACCTAAAAAAAGTATTTTATTAATTCTTATTTTATTTCTTCAATGTGTCGATCAATGTTTGAAGCTGATAAAGTAATACACTTCCCTATGTTTAGTTCAACAATGTATTTTTGTATCAAGATTATATTGCACTTGACTCTTACCTAGAATAGTCCCTAAATAAATTCCCATCACTCTGCTGACTACTCTTAAACTCTTTCATTTTTTAGTTAATCCCAGACCATCTAACAAACTTCTATAAGCATTGTCCATTTGTTTTGTATGCTCTGACTTAACGCCCTTACTCTCATACTTGGCTTCTACCTCGGCAATAGCCTTTTCTTTCTCAGCTTCTATTTCAATCGCTCGCTTTTTTTCATTCTCTTCACGCTCTGATTTCAATGCTTTCATGAAAAGTTGTGTGGAATCACGCCGTTTCTTTTCTGCCTTAACTCTAATGCTTTCCCAATTTTTTCGAACCTGTTCTGCCTGTTCCGCATTTTTCTTATCAACACGTTCTTGCATTCCTTTTAAATCAATGTACCCGTCCTTTGTATCAAATATATTTTTATCAGACATTCTTATTCTCCTATCATACATTTATTTGAATTGCTATTTCAAAAATCTCATTCTAGGTTGTTCCGGTTCTTCTCCTGCTCGTTTTGAAAACTCGGTTCCTTTTATTGTAAGATTATAAAAACCATGAACTGTTTCTTGGTACCTATAATTTTTATCAGACGACCAAGTCGTAGTCCCATCCCCTAATGGAATCTTCCCTTCTGGTTCTTTGTATACCTTACGTTGCAATAAATGCATCAACTCATTGGCTTGATTTGATGTTTGAATAGACTCTTCTGAAATTTCTCTTAATTCAGAAATCAAAGCTACTGCTCGTTCATTTTGTTCTTCATGACTTGCATCGGCTATTTGAGTAATTTCAGTTAGCAACTGATTGTACTCCTCTTTTGTAACCAGCTGTTCTTGTTTCAGTTTGGCTTGTTGTTTTAAATACAATTCTTTTGCATGTTTAGCAGACCAAATATTGTTCTTAGCTTTGTTATATTTATCTACATCAACTTCTGCTTCTGCGGCTAATAATTCAGTATCTGCTTGTTTCAATGCTTCTTGTGCTTCTTGAATCTTTTCTTCGTACTCTTGAATCTCGGCTTTGTTCTCGTGTAATTTCGCTTTCAGTAATTCGTCAATTTCATTTAATGTTTTCATTGATTATTCTCCTTTAAATTATAATTTGTATTAATACTGGCTTACTTGTTGATTGTCTCGCTTCTTATTTTCGCCCTTCTGCTCATTGAAATAACCCCTTCGATTAGTTTCAAATACCTAAGATAATCGCAACCTATTCCGACACCTTCTAAACCTTTGTAGCTGTAAGGCTGACAACACTTTTTCTTAAAGGTATTGAATTGCCTATTTTTATTGCTCTTTTTCCTGAAAACATCTAAAATTTAACAGTAGATTTCATTCGTTTTCCTACTTTCAATCATGGCCTATATAGTTCAGTCAAAGCCTATCACTCCATGACGAGTAACTTCCCATTGTCATAAGCTTCTGCAAAATGAACTAAAGCTTCTGACTTGATTGATGATATCCTTGCAGTTGAATAGTAATGGTTCAACTTTGCAGCAATGGCCGGAATCGTGTACTTTTCAATCGAGCAAAAGGAATAATAGAGTATTAACCTTTGCGAATATTCCAAATCTACGATTGCTTGATCTATTTTGTTTCTTTCCACTAGCGCCCTACTGCGGAGTGTATTTTCATCTTCTTTTTTAATATCTGCCTGATAAGGTGTGTCTATTGTTTTAGCAGTTAAATCAATGCTCGTTTTTCCGGCAATCCTTTGGAATCGTCTATACTGTGACAAAACTTCTTTGGCTCTTTGTTTTGTTGCGGTTGTATTTATCAATCTCTCACCTCCTTTTTTTAATGCTGACCCCTGTAGGAAGTGCTAAACTCTTGAACCGTCTGAACCAACGCTTTAATCATTGATATATCAACGTTTTCAGTGACACTCATTTTATATTAACCTGAACCACTACTTAAACCACCTTGACCCAAATGAAGTGGTTTAACTTGGTTCAAGTAAATGGTTCAAGTGTTGAAACCATTTAAACATTCCTAAACATTGATATAATGACGTTCTGCTTTAGCGGTTCAAGTGGTTCAACGTTTAGTCAATCTTACTTGCGTCATAATTTTTTTTAATAAATAAATGAATATATCTTTGTACTCGTGGGGCATTGGTTCGAGGGTTCTTTTTAAATATCCCCATCTTTTCTAATTGTTTAGTGAATTTAGGTTGAGACAATTCACGCAAACTTTCACGGTAACAAAAGTTCTGATATTCCTCATAAATATTTTTTGATGGATCACCTAACTTAGTTCCGTCATTGATAACACATTCTTCCTCGATAAACCGCAATACATGATTAGACTCTTTCAACCATTTGTCTTTGGCAGTTTTCATTTTTGCTGATACAGTCAATTCTCCTCGTTCTAATGCTTCACGAAATATTTCTATGCAATGATAAGCAAACAACGGTATTTCTTCCTCAATAGCTTTTAAATCATGCCTAGTCTTAAAATCATCATCTATTACACAATCAAAGGGGATAACATACAATCTACGTTCAAATCCTCGTGTAAAGTCGCTAAACGCTGGCAACTCATTGGCTGAAAATATCAGTTTGGCAAAGTTTACAAACATAAAGTGATCCTTCCCTTTAAATTCAGCCGACAACCTATCTCCGCCCGTCAATGCTTTTAACAAACCAGTTGATTTTAAAAATTCGGAATCAATATCGGCAAACAAATTCGCTTCCTTCTGAAATAAATTTGCACTGGCAAACCGATTGTTTTTGTTGCCTAAATCTTGTAGAGTCATGTTGCTTACATTTTCCACTCCTAAAATCTTATTAAGTATGTTCAAAAACGTAGATTTTCCATTGGCTCCTGTTCCTTGTAGAATAGTGATTGTTTGAAACGGCTCATAACTTCTATAAAAACAATAACCAATAATCTCCATTAAATGTTTGACACTGTCACTATCACCCGTCAGCTCATGCAACCACTGTATAGTCTTTATCGGAGTCTCTTTTGTTACCAGGTCTATATCATAGTCATGGCTTTGCATAATATAATCCTTGGTGTTATGGGCCTTCAATTCACCAGTTTTAATATTGTAAGTACCGTTTTTAAAATTAGTTAGATATGGTTTGCTATGATTGAAGGGATTACCTCTCATAGTGCTATCAAAAATTTTAATGAATATAAATTTCTTAGTTTCATTTAATTTCTGTTGCGACCATTTACCAACGCTTTCCAATTTAGTCGTGATATAGCCATCCAAAAAATCACTCAAACTATCCATGCGCCAAGACCCTGTTTTTTTATCGAATCTAGCACCTTGTGATAGTTCATTAGATCGGATCATTGGGATTTCCTTCATAATTTCATAGCCTAGCTTTGAAGCACTCACCTTCATATTGCGGTTATCATCATAGAACACCCAAACTGGAAGGCTATCATTAGATTTTTGACGTTGTTTTTGTAGTTCTTGTAAATCAATTAATTTGCTCAACTAGCCCCCAACTCCTTTTTCGCTATCGAATAAAAGGTGTCCTCCACTTCTTTATCTGATAACGGCTCATTAAAATACTGATTAGCCACCCTCACTAATTCCAAGACCGCTGTCACATCCACCGCCCTAGCAAGTAGTCCGCCTGTGAGTTGTGCAATACGATTGTTACGATTGCCGACATCACATCCATTCACTAGGCTTTCAAATAATTCAGTCGTAGTGTTGCGATATCTCGAACCGCCTTTTTTGAATTGACCAACGTTTTTATAAAGACGAAAAGAGCGTACCCCTCCGGTATCGGGAGTATAATCTTTCTCCCAACGTTTGGCTGCTTTAAGGATTTTTTCAACCGATAACTTACTTTCGCTTTTATGAATGTGTATCTGTTCTACAGTGATATGTTGCGTTAAAACGGGTAACAACATAATTTGCGACCAAGTTAAATTGGATTGGTCGGCTTTATGGATCACCCCATCCAGCACCTTATTAGTAAAAAAGTAAACTAATAACTTATAATCTTGTTCTGTTACTGGCTTATCCAAAGGAATCACTAAGCGATACCGCACCCCATTAATACCATGGGTCATGCTTGGATAAAGCACGTATTCATATTTGCTAAGTTTTTCTAAGATAACTTTGACAAGTCCTTCTTCTGATTGAATGACATCATCTAAATCTAAAATCAAACAATCCCGATTGATTAAATTGTCATTCTTGCGTATTAGAGAACTCATTTCACCAGCTATGAATCCATCTATTTTCATGGTTTTAATTTTTGTCTGTTCTTCTTGATTATTAGAGACTTTTATTTGAAGTGGTTGATACCCACTAAAAAAATCTATAATTTCTTGATCTAATGGCTCACACATAATAGACGGCCTAACCTTACCAATGTAAATCATGAAATCACTTCTCTTTCTGTTTCCATTACCCTTTTATTCAAATCTACACTCTCTACAATTTCAATTCGGCGGTTCATATCACTTGCTTGGCTTTTTAGTCCCTTTAAACCTTCTTGACGTTCTTCCTCCGTCAATGGGATATAAACACCCCCTGTTTCTCTTAAAGCACATATAGGGATGTGGTAGACCATCACAAGACGATTGATAATGCTTTGAATGCTACGTGTATCTAAATCAATGCCTGCAGAAATTTCTTTTAATGGCTTTCGGTTATTCTTACCATGAGGAATCATTGATAAAACCGCTTTTTCTATGACAGATAATTGATTGTTTTTCAATGTTCGCACCTCACTTTATCAAATTGATCTACGATTTCTTTACAGTGTTTTATTTTCAAATTTATTTCAAATGCTAAGGCACTTAAAGGCTCGGCTAAAACAGAAGCTTCATACGCTAACAGACTTTGAGAATTTCTTTCGCATTTTTCATAGGCATCTTTTTTATCTACCAAGCGATAGGTGCTATTTTCAATAAATTGCCATAAGTGAATAATAGAAATTAATTCACCATTCAAATTATTTATTAAGTCTATTTCTTTTTGTTCGTATTCCTTAATAATTTTTCCTGTATCAGTCATTAATAATTTCCTCCACATCACAAAGATAATTACCTATTTCAACAATCTTTGTATCAATTGATTCTATTACTTCCATCAAGTTGTCTAAGCCTTTTTCATTGAATAATGAATGAAGAATATATGCATGACCTTCCCGACTATCTTTACTTTGAATATGTTGAAGTGCTAAACAAGATAAATAATTATTTATTAAACTTAATTGATGGGAACAGCTTGTTAATGAGGTACACTGATCCTGTAAATTTTCGCTACTGATTGTTTTTCCTTCTAATTTCACTATATAAAACCTCTTTCCTTTATTTGAGTTTGCAAAAACATCATACTTTCGCTATAATAAAGGCATAAATAGCTTGTAGAATGTGGATTCTAACAGCCTTGTCTTTCCAACTCGCCAAAGTAATGGAAAGACTTTTTTTATACCCTTTTTTCACCTTAACTACCCCGTTTCATTTGATAACTCGTATCGTCATAAACAATGAACCAACTCACGCTTAAAATTGTTGCTAAAATCAGTAAAGCAATCGATGATACATGACCAATACACCCGCCGACTAAAAATGCTCCTAACAATGCCCCTACTCTTCTCACTCGAAACATTTAATCACCCTCTTTCAAATCAGATAATTGTGATTCTAAAAATGGAATTAATACCGATAAATTGTGTCTTGCTTCTTGTTCTGTTAAATTGGCAATCTTATTTTGAAGTATCATCAAATCAGCATATATTTTGCCATTCGCTTTCTGCTGACGTTTGACTTCTGCAAGTGTTTCTTCCATTTCTTGGTGTAACTTTCTAAAAGAAAAGTTCTTGTACTCCTTTGGGACCCATACAAGTTTCAACAAAGCATTTCCTCCTTCTTTTTGATGGTTAGCGTTGTTTGATAAATCACGCCTTGATTATCAAGTATCTTTTGAATCTGCCTGTAGTCCAATCCTAAACTCAATAACGTAGCAATCTGCTGCTCACGCTCATTCACTGCCTGCAGTTCGTCAGCTGTCAGAAAATCAACGATAATCCCACCCTTTGGAATATTCCTTGCCTTCTTGATCTCTGTGGAAGAAAAGCCAATTGCAGACTTATACGCCAATCGAGTGAAGTTTGAATAATGATAAGGCTTAGTGAAGCCTGCACGCTTAATTTCATCCGTCATGGATAATCTAACCACTTTCCCACTCTTACGCTGCAGTTGACGTTCTATAAGTTCTTGTTTCATGAGATAAAACTGTTTAGCTAGCTCTGCTTTAAAATGAACGACTGGTTCTGTATTTTTTAATAAAGTAATGATAAAAGTTGCCTGTATTTCATTGAGTTTGAAATTTTTGATTTTCTGTAATCCACCATTGGTTTCTAAGGGTTGCATTTCAAATGTTATCCTACCCATTTCAATTAACTTCTCTTTGTACTTGTTAGCCAGTTGTCTTATTGCCCTATGCTCAACTTCTGCATATTGAGAAATGATTAAGCTAGTAGTAAACGGTTCTTCATCTAACTTATTACTTTCTGTAAAAACTAAATCTAGCATTTTCTACTCCTTTCAATCTTTGTCTCATCCGCATTCCCACCTAAATACTTGCCCCCAGCATCGTTTTCATAATTCAAACTGTTCCATCCATTCATTAACTTTGTATTTGTTACATCGTTTTGTTCCTGCTATCACACTGACCGGGAAATCTAATTCTTTGATAAATTTTGATAGATTAGATCGTGAGACATTCAAATATTTTGCTGTCGTTTCTAAATCCATCCATTCAGGAAAATATAATTTTCTAAATTCTTCTTTCATTGCTTGTTGCCAAACTCTTGTAGCAACCCTAGAAAGCTGTTGCTCGACCGTTGCCGATAGATCGACTTCAAGTTTCATTTAGATCACCTCTTGTTCTTCTAATAACCAATTGGTAACTTTTACAAAAACAGTTTTGGTTGTTTTCTTTAATTCTTCTGATTCTATTTTCCTTAAAGTTTGACGAGATATGCCCATTTCAGAAGCAACTTCTGAAATCGTTAATCGTAATAGTGCCCGCTTTTTTCTTACCTGCCATGATAAATCTTTAGATATTTCAAACATATTCACACCTCTCTTTTTAGCCTTTTGGCTGTCTTGAATAAGATTATATAGCCTTTTGGTTAAATTGTCAACTGTTTTATAGCCAAATGGTTAAAAAAATGGTAAAGTATATTTTGTAAGGAGGTTTAATGACTATGAATAGAATTCAAGAATTAAGGAAAGAAGCGAAGTTAACTCAAAATGAACTAGCAAAATTGATTGGAGTAAATCCCGTCACTTTGTCGAGATACGAAAACAATGAGAGAAATCCCAAAGTTGATAAGCTTGAAAAAATGTCTGAGATTTTTACCGCCTCAATCCCATATATTACTGGTGAAAGTGACTCAAGATTAGGTTTAAATAACGGTGACTATGCCAAAACTTGGGATGAACTTGCTTCAAAAATGAATTCCCATAATAATTCAAATATTTTTCTAACTGAAAGTGAAACAAAACAAAAGCTCATTGAGTATTTTGACAAACTGAATAGTGTAGGAAAAAATGAAGCTTTAAAACAAGTAATAAACTTATCTAAAATATCGGATTATACGGAATAAACCTCTTAGATACTTGCCCCCAGCTAGTAACAAGGAGGAAAAAAACAATGGCAACATTTAAACAATACAAAGATAAAGACAATAAGAGAAAATGGCAGTTCAGCGGATACATTGCAACGGATCCGATTACAGAAAAGAAAGTTGTAACAACTAGAAAAGGCTTTGATACAAAAGCAGTTGCTACACAAGAATTTGACAAGCTGAAAGCAAGCATTCTTAAAGCTTCAAGAAACAGGCGTAGTATCACTTTTCAAGAACTATATGATGATTGGTTACTGCAACATCGAAAGAGCGTGAAGCCTTCCACAGTAGCAACTAACAGGCGATTTATAGAAGGTCATGTTATCCCTAAGTTTGGTAAGTTAAAACTAGATAAAATCACCGTTGCCTACTGTCAAAAGTGTGTGAATGAATGGCATGACAAGTATAAACAATATCATTATATTCGCCGGGCAACAGCTCAAGTCATGAGTTATGGCGTTTCTATGGAACTTATGGACTCCAATCCTATGAAAAAAACTATTTTACCAAGAAGAAAAGAACAAGAAAAAAAGCCGAACTTTTATAATAAAGATCAGCTGAAAGATTTTCTTCAATTTGTTGAAACATTGGATAATTACAGATACCTGGCATTCTTTCGATTGCTTGCTATTACCGGAATGAGAAAATCGGAAGCTCTTGCGTTGTACGTCTCAGACATTGATAGTTTCAACAAAACAATAACGATTGGAAAAACAATTGCCATAGACGAGCATGATCAAATTATTTTACAGACCCCTAAGACAAGGAGTTCTTACCGCACGATTAGTCTTGATGATGAAACACTTAAGATCATGCGTAGATGGATTAATATCATGCAACAAGACTTTTTAAAGCTAGGTATTAACACGTCAAAAAAGAAACAGCTGCTCTTTCCTAATCTTTCAAATAATTTGTATTATCCGCAAGTCGCTAACGATTGGCTGGATTGGATATACAAGAAAGCAAAGGAATCCGGTCATGACTTTGAAGTTATCACACCTCATGGTTTCCGACACACAGCTTGCTCTCTAATGTTTGAGTCTGGGGCAACGATTAACGAAGTTCAGAAACGACTTGGCCATAAAGATGTGAAAACGACTATGAACATTTATAGCCATGTTACACCGCAACAAGCTGAAAACACGAGTCAAAAATTGGCAAACTATTTAGGTTTCTAACAAATAGATAGGTTTTCAGATAGGTTTTTCTATAAGAAGGCAAACAAAAAAGCTAGGATTGGCTTTACTAAGCCTTTCCTAGCCTATACAAAATGTCTAGCCCACACTGCCTTCCAGTGAGTTATAAAAGTTGGATAAATAGTATTAACCTGTATTTAATTGGTTTAACAGAATAATTTTTAACGTTGATAGTATTAGATAGTAATAGATAGTATCCTATGGGTGCAACTGGTGGTGCAACGAAAATTTTGCACCATAGATCCAATGTTTAAAAATATATCTTAATATTTTACGTATACTATTACGATGAGTTTAAAAAATAACCCAACTCACGCTAAACTTATTTCCATTGCTCATCAGCCACTCGAAAGAGTGGTTTTTTTATTTTAAAATTAAAACATAGAAAATACAAAAAAAACAAAGTTACATCTAAAAATTAGAGATATATTTTTTAACTATTCTTTTTTGAACCTGTAAATGATGTTTCCGCCTAGTCCAGCTTCTCCCACAATAGATTTTCTATCGGGACGTACTTTCCACGCTTCAAGAAACACCATCATTTCTGTTTAATTGACATGAATTTCTTCAATTTTCCCCAAGACTAATTGTTCCAATAGTAATATATACTTATTTTCGATCATTTTACTACCTCCATAAAAAGTATAGCACAAAAGATTTCCTCAACCATGCTATAATTAATTCAAAAACCCAAAGGAGCGTAGTCATGAATAGGAGAAACATATTTACATTGCTTATAGTTGCAATTTTCAGCGGTATTTCTCTATTTTTTGGATTTAATTACATTAAAGCTACTGAATCCTTAAAAAAAGAGATGCAACAACTGGAAAAGATTGAAAAAAAAGTTGATAAATTGCAGGAAAATATTAAAAAATTAGAAGATGAAAATGAAAAACTAAATAGTGAAAATGAAAAATATAAGGGGAACACAAATACTCAGGAAGCAATCAACAAATCACCAGAACTTAGCATTCCTGCTGAAGGTGATCTAATTGCTGAAATAGCTGCTGATGGTGATAACGGAAAAGGTGGTATGTATTTTGGAATAACCATAACAAATATTTCAAATAAACTATTAAAAATTTCAACTAATAATTTAACGCTTATTAATACTTCGAAAATTTCGGGTAGTGAAACCAATCTGCCACTTTATGAATCGGATTTAGAGCTAGGTCCCAGCGAATCAACAACTTTTTCTCAAATATTTGGAACTTTTAGCGGTGATATGCCTCAATATCAAAGTATTAATGTTTTATACAATGATTATTCCATATTCTATCAAGATCCATTAATAGAAAGTTATAAATAAATTTTAATTGAAAACAAGCCTACCTCGTGAGAGATAGGCTTTTGGTTTTAATACTGCAAAATTGCGATGGCATCGTTGTAGGCGTTAGTCGCTCCCGGATGCCATCTTCTAAGTCTGCGGACAATTTCCGTGGCTCGATCCATTGTCTCAATGTTGATCACGCTCACCGTGTAGGTGCCATCAGACTCTTTCTTGTAGCTGATCCTTGTTGCCAACAGCTCTTGGGCATACTTGGCACGCAAGTTGTTTCTCAAACGATTAAAGGCTGCGTTATCTTTGGATATATTATCAACCTCAATCCAAGCAGACTTTCCGTCAGCTGCATTAACAACCTTGACGTTGCTTGCTGAGTAATTGACATATTGCCCTTGAGCCAACCTAGTAACCTCAGCTTTCCAGTCGTTAGCTTGTTTCCGGGTCAATCCAACAAACTTAAGCATCCGCTTGTTAGGATAGTCTAAACCAAAAACATTCCCGTTGGTCAGTAAATCCCTAGTATGCTCACGGATAAAGCCAACCATACCGCTGGCCATCTTTTCGGTAGGTACTTTTTTAATCACTGCCTTAATATACTTACCGTCTTTTTGCTCGCCTACCATATTCGGTACATGGTTCATGTATGGCTCACTTGGTATTAACTTGTAATCATTAGACACTGTACCTTCTCCTCCTGTTAGTCTGTTTTTAAATTCAATCCACTTAGACCAATTATTTGCTTTAAACGATCCTGGGCATGCTTTTCTTGAGGCATCATAGTGCCTAACTACTCGACTAGCCGGGATGTTGTACTTGCCCATTAAATGCCTTGTCAATTCAAGCGTATTGGTCACTGTTTTATCAGTTACTGTTAATGGCGCTTTTAAACACATTTCAATGCCAATAGAATTAGTATTTGTAATTCCGTATTTTCCATACCCATCGCCTACGTGCCATGCTCCATTTTTATCTTCAACAGATTGCCAAATTGAGATATCATCAACAAAATAATGAGCTGATGCATTTCTATTTCCTCCACTGAAGTAATCTACATTATTTTTAGCAGAAGAAACTGTGCCGACATCATGAATCACGATATACTGGATATTGTTTCCGGTATAAAAATTATACGCCGATATTTTTCTTTGAATTGGTAACATAGTACACTTCCTTTCCAAAAATAAAAGAGCAACCGATTAAAGTTGCTCCTCCTCATTATTACGATTGATAAACCTCGTAAATGCCTGATGCGCCCCTGTAGATGCCAATCCGCTGATTGCACCAAAGATGATACTCTCAACGTTAACGCCTTGTGTCAGACACGCTACAACCGACCCTACAACTGCTACTATCAAAGGTATAAAGTCATTGGCTAGCTTGTGAAAAATAGCTGTGTGTTTAATCACAAAACCTACCACCAAGCTACCTAAAAACGACATCAAAATAATATAATTTTCAAATTCCATTTTTCCACTCTCCTAATGTAATTCTTTAATTTTTAACTCTAGTACACTGTTATACAATCGATCTCCTGTACCGTTACCGCCATATTCCTTATATGACGTGTGTAGACATTCTAAATCGTTTAATTCCTCGACTGTCACCCAGCCACGCTCAATATATCCCCTAGCTGTCTTGTAAATTTTGTTGTGCAGTATAGCGATATTAGCTTCAGAGTTTATTTTTTCCATCTGTTCCGTTCGTCTGCTCTTCGATTCAAGATCTTCCACAATTCGTCTAATTGCTGTCATACTATCAACAATTTCTTGATTTTGTTTCTTCTTTTTATCAAAATAATTTTTAAAAAACTTAGCTATCTGCCATAAGCCGCTCAATAGTGGTACTCCTAAAAGTATCAGCACCAAGGCGTTTAGCTCTAACAACGTATTAAACATGTCTCACCCCATTAAAAAATAAATAGCCTACTTTTAAGTAGACTCATACTCAGATATAAACTTTTTAACCAACTGCCAGTATTCATCTTCCAACAATTCATTATTAACAATAGCTTGTGCGATTTCTACCAACTGGTCCATCTTCAGTGTGACTTCTCCCAAAACTAGTAGCGCACCATGCCAATGCTTCAAGCAGTAATCTGACAGCCTCTTATTTTTTTGAGATTCCAGTAATTCTTCACAAAATTTTTTAAAGTCCAATAATTATCTCCCTCCTTTAATCTCCTGCCACATACATGACAGCTATGTTTAACCAAGACCCTACGCCAGCTGCAGATTGGGATGTTACTCCATAACGAGATAAAATCATGTTTCCAGACATATCAATATCCAATAGGTATCTGTTCATGCCGGATCCCTGCATAATTGTCTTAACCCACTGTTTAGGTCTAACACCAACGGGCAATGTGGCTAATGTCACCTGCGCTCCTGCGGCTATTTCTACCGTCGGTTTAATTGCACCTGTTAGCTGCACAATTCTATTTTGTCTGCTATACCTTGGCTGGTTGGCGTCTCCGGAATCATACTCAGTAAAACCTGACTTGTACATCCCTGACGAAAAGGCAGTTGTTGGGATAGTCATCAAATCTTTATACGTTAGATTGACGATACCATAAGGCTCTCTGTAGTCTCGCATAGCAATTCCCATGGGACTTACAGCCGACTGAACAAGATTGTTTGATGCAGCACTGCCGCTTGATACCCTGAACCCACCTGAACCTGCTTCCCAATCCCATAATATAGTGTTTTTAGTAGCGTCAGAATAGGATATAGACGTCATCCCACTTGGGGATTGTGTGAATTTTCCATTTTGCGGATCACCTGCAATTTTCCAAGTCACCGTTTTGACTCCCACATCTTCGGAAACATAATTCAGGGTAACATTTCCCTCTGCATAATCACCAGAGTTGATAAATTTAGACCCTGATAAGGTACTAGCTATTATCTCCGCACTTGTTATTTTGATTGCGTTTAGTTCAACGATATTTAACAATGACTGTTCTATGGTCTGCGCTTGCCATTTGCCACCCTTTAAGATATAAAATCCAGTCACGTTACCTACAGCATCAGTTCTCCACCATTGCTGCCCTTCGCTTACTCCGACAGGTTCTGTCACTGATATAATTGGATAACTACCTGTCATACCTAAAACTAATGCAGGAGCAGATGTGCTAGTGGTGCCATTTGTATAAGTAGTTAATATTCTTCGCCACACAAATTTGGTTGGATCAGCGTTATTAGGTACTGTGGTAGACCACACACCCCCCGTTTGAGTGGTGGGTGATGTTGAAATATAATACTGTTCCACGATGGATTTGATGCCATTGCCTGTTGCTCCTGCGGGCCCTTGCGGACCTGTTGCACCCGGTTGACCAGTTTCTCCATCCTTGCCATCAGCTCCCATTTTCCCAACACTATATGACACTGTCTTAGTTCCGTCAGTGTAGGACAGCTCCGTCTTTGTCCATAGATATTGATTAGCTCCCACGGAAGGTATACCGGTCGTCCAAACACCTGTTGGCGGACTAGTTCCTCCTATTGATGCTTGGTAAGTAACTTTACTTGCAGCTATGCCAGTGCCATCTTCACCTTTCGGACCCGTGTTTCCTGTGGCACCGGGATCACCTTTATCCCCTTTGGCGCCGTCTTGGCCATCATTACCTTTAGCTAAAAACCACTCGTAATCTTTTGGATTATTACTTGCCGTTGGTGTGTCCTTGTTATACGCCATACCGATGTAGGCTTTGCCATCCGGATAGTCCGACATACCGCCACCGCTGACCGTGTCTGCATACTTACGCCATATATATTTATTAGTACCGGGAATCCCTTGAGAACCTTCCACTTTTATCCACAAACCTACGTAATCTGCCGGATCATCTGATGGCACTGGTTGATTGATGACAGTCTTAACCGCCATATACTTTTTACCTGCCGGACTAGCTGATATACCGTTCCCTTGATCATCGTCAGCATATCTAACCCAAAGGGAGGGAGTCTCAATTTTAAGACTATTTAACTGCTCCTGTAGTTTCTTGATTCTGGCATCGATACTCGACTCCACGATCCTAAAATTCCCAAACAACGCTTTGCTACGGCTTGGTTCGGAATAGCATTTGTCAATCTCCAGCACTCGTGCTTTCAGGTAAAGAGGCGGATTGTAGTCGTGGTCGATCACACTGACAAAGTCCCCGACTTCTAGATTTTCGTCCACCTCCACCAAGTCAACCTCATAATTGATTTTTGGCTGCACTCGACGTTTTAACTCAGCGAGAGTCTGTTTAAACAGCGTGTCTTGATTGTCCGTGTCATAGTCCCAATAGTCCTCGTTGTACACTGCCTCATTATCATCGTACTGTTGGTGAGCCTTGCGACTGCGTAAAAAGACAGCGCCTTTTGTAGTAAAAAAGTCGCCATCATCATATTCTATATCCCTAAAGTAGACATCTTCATTTCCTTCTTTAGCCTTCCCAACTCCAGCAATAGCTGTCCTTAAGTCGCTTGTGTCTACGGTTTTAGTAATATTGGTGACAGTGTCACCATAAACAAGCTGGACATCTGATCGCTCTCTACCACGCTGACGATAGATATTGGCTACCTTTTTAATCACTTTTGAGTTATGCATGATGACTTGATAATCAATCTCTGCATTGTCAAAGGCGTTCAACAGTTCATTGATTCGCTTTTTGGCAGTAGCACGTCCTTCGTACTCCACCACTCTAGACATGTGGGAAATCTCATTGATACCAATCTCCCATCCTGTACCTTGAGCGCATAAATTAAAGTAATATTCAAACGGATTAGGCTGTGGAAATTTCTCCCATCTGTTCATGACTTTATTAATCAGTTCATAGCCGAGATTTTCCGTCCGAATAATGTATCGATCGTGATCCTCTTCAATCTCATTACCAAACAGACTAAACTTCCAAGCATTCCCTTTGTCATCCCTAAAAGAGATAAAGCGTGTCTCCGATAGCAATCTAGCGTTTTCTTTAGTTTTCTCAACCTCGAAATCAAAGGTCGAGCTGCCGCTTTCTACATTGATAACATGGCTATCGTTGTAATAATCAGCCATGACCCCGATGGATGTTGAGTTCATGGTTTGTAAATACAGTAAAGGTTTCAATGATTATAACCACCTTTCTCTGTAGGTTAATTTCATTTCGGGTCTTGCCGAAAAGTCCGAATAGGCAATCCCTATCTCATTTTTTCCCGGAACCAACATAATCGGTTTAGATGCCATTTCTTGGATATCCACATTTAAGCCATCATTGACGTAGGTTTCTACCTTACGATCCGTGCAGGCCACATTGACTTTATCGCCCGGCGAAAACATATTAGGAATATCCTGCCAATACTCAACGTTATGCTTTTTAAGTTCTAGCTCGTAGATTGCCATATCCGTTGGATAGTCAGTTTTCCAAGCACCGTTCCAATAAGTCACACCGGCCGCTTCCACTTCCGCTAAGCTAGGATCACGGTACGTAAACCGTTGACTGGTGTTTTTACTACCTCGCTCCAGTTTATCCATGGCAAACGTGAATGTGTCTCCCCGTTTTTCTATGATGGTTTGACCGATAAAATCATTCCACCGATCAGAATTTTCTCGCCAAACTAATTGTTGCTTAACCCAAAACTCACACGTTGATCGGACGGTACCCTTTGCTCGTTTCCACCACAATATCCCGGCTAAAAAATTCCCCTCAGCGTCCGTGATGTTGATTTCTTGAAATCCCAACTCCTGAGTGCCTCGGACATTGTTGTGAGCATAAAAGTGAGTATAGGCCCTCATCCACCAATCTTTAGCAGTCTTAGATCCGTTAGTATCAACATCAAGTTCACGGTAGATAGACGGTCCTGTCCAGCCATCATGAGTCGCTGTGTCTCCAAACGAGTCAGTGATCGTTCTAGTCCGGCCGTTGGCGTCTGTCCCAAAGCGTAGCACGCCATTTTGAACTGCGCTGACATGTTCTGCATATCGGATAAAACCATTGTTATCACGCCATTTATTACGAGTTGGCGGTAGAAAATCATCATAAAGCAAGCGTTCGCTGGCGTTGACATCCACACCGTCCACCTCAAGTGCATTCCCAACTTGTACAGCATTGTCGTTAGAGTCGGCAATTCCAAGAAAGCCGTTCTCTGTCGAGTGCTTAAATTCAAAACTGACTGGTATCGGCGCACTACCTTCATAGTTGATTTCAACAATATCTGTATCATTTGGTAATACCAGCTCTGTTTCATCAATAGAATGAGCTAAACCATCTGGAATCACCCATTCAATATCTCCAAACCCGAGAAAGCTTTTTTCGGCAACATTGATGTCTCCAGTCGGCACAGCCAAATAATATTTGTCAGGCTCATCACTAAAAATCAAAGGTTTTGGCTCAGATACAATGAGTAGTTTAGCCAGTTCTCTACGCTTAGCAATCAAATCGTACCGTAGGACAAACCCCATTGGTATCGTCTTTTCATGGAATTGCACTTGCTGGAATTTCTTCCCTGCCGCATTACCAACCTTTTGAAGGTCAGGTTCCACCGTCATTCCAATGCCACGATCAAGGTTGGTCACTTGAAGATATTTAGTGATTTCCAGCTCTCCAAACCATACTTTAAAATCACTCACTATCTATCACCATCCTTTCGCATACGCCTTTTTGTAAATCTCTCCAATTCTTTTTCTGTATATGGTGCAGTTGACCGTGCTATCTCTTTCCCGTCAACCTCTAAGACATTCTCGATGTATATCGGTGGATATTTATGGTTTTGATTGTAATTATTATTCGTGTTATTAATAATACTGTGTCCAACACCTGCAAATACTGGAGCATTACCTATGACCTGCTCTGCTCGAATTGCCGGTAATTTTATTTGACTAACCGCTTTTTGCATAGATGAAATTGGAAGTTTGGAGTATAAGTCAATACCATCTCCCCAACCAACCATCATGTTTTTACCAATAAAATTTTTCATCCAACGTGATGGTGAATTAATATCCATTGCTCGTTGAATAGTTGCTTTAATTCTTGAAGCAACACTATTTGCAGCTGAGATTGCCACTCCTGAATTGGCATAGATTCCACTAGCAAGACCGGACATGATCTGGGCCCCAATTGACCTCATCTGACTTGGTAAAGGATTGAATGTAGTTCTTAATGAATTAGCGACTTTCGTTATAGCTGATTTTGCATTTGAGCTATTATTATTAATTCCATTGGTTAATCCTTGAACGATGTTTTTACCAAAATCCATGAATTTTTTGGATGGACTATGAATGGCTAATTCATTTTTAAAAGAAGAACTGGTTTCTTTGGCGAGTTTTTCACTCGAATCTTTAGCATCCGATGTACTATCAGTAATACCTTTAGCAACTCCTGATGGCACTTCTTTCCCTAAACTCTTAAAGTCAGCGGCGGCTATAGAAGTTTTCAAAGAACTTGAAACACCAGTAATCATCTTTTCAACGCTTGCGCTAACACCTTGCCCCTCTGTGTCAAAGGCAGTTTTTAATGCAGTGGTTGCTGTTGTTCCTCCGTTCTTAAATACTTCATTCATTTTTTGTAACTCTTCATCTGAAGCGCCAACCATTGCTGCTACGTGTCCTGCTGATTCCGGACCCGCATCACGTAGTTTATTCAAAAGTCCTTCATCAACACCACGTTCAGCCAAAATAGCTATGTTATCCGCCCATTCGCTAATAACACGTTGATTTTCTTCCATATTTGAAGTCATCTGTGCAACAGACATTTCTTGCTTGTCGCTAAGAGTATCAAACATCTCAGTCGCTGCTTCGGAATATTCAAGCCACTTCTCTCGCATGCCATCCACAGCAGTTCTTTGTGCTTCTGACAGTGATTCATACGACACAACTTGACGTAACACACCATTTTCAGTAGCCTCAGTAACTGAATTCATAGCATTGGTTAGTGTTTCCTGTGTTGAAGTAAATTCATCTTTAAGAGCTGCTTGATTTTCTTTTAAGATAGTTTCCTGTTCATCTAGTTCTTTAGTTGCCTCTTTTGCTTCTTTTTTCTTAACAACACCGTCTTCAAGTTTTTGATTCCATTCCTCACGCAGTTCCGAAATCTCTTTGATTTTGGCGTCAACTTCATTTTGCTCTTTTGAAATATCAAGTAGTTGTTGTTGTGATTCGATTAACTTATCTTGATCTCCATAAGCTGCTATCTTTTGTTTTAAAGCTTCCGTTGACATTGATAGATTGCCAGTTTCTTCACTATACTGTAAGTTTAAATCTCCATAGGCTTGATTTAGTTGTTCAATCTGCTCCTTTAAAGATTTTTTTTCTCCGGCAGTTAGCTTTTCCTTAGATGCCAAATCTGATACACTTTTTGCCACATCTTGATAAGCTTTCTTGCTGTTTTCTAAATGGCTTATTTCATCTTTTCTATTAATACTATTTTGCTTGGTGGCATCTGCTAACTGCTGAGTCGAATCAACCAATTTAGACTGCTCTTTATTTAGTTGTTTCGACGCTTCAGTTTCTTTATTTAACCATTTAAATAAAGCAGTTCCAGCAGCAACTAATGTACCTATACCTGCAACTACCCAACCGATAGGACCTGTCATCACTTTTAAAGCGGTACTAAAAGCGGTTGTCGCAGCAGTAGCCAAAGTCGTAACCACCGTATGAGCGCTGATCCCTCCAGTTAAAACACCAATCAAAGCAGTTGATATACTAATGACTCCATTTTGTGCTGATTTAGCAATCACATCTGCTTTTGTCGCTGTCGTATCCGCAATCTGTGCTGCCATTTTTCCTTTGGTAACAATTGTCAAAGCCTTTCCACTCATTGCTGCCATTTGTAAAGCAGCATGATTTCCTAATATTAAGGAGTTAATCCCATCAATTATTTTCAAAGCACCGTAGGCAACTGCTACACCCATCAAAACAGGAGATAAGGTTTTCCCAACAGAAACCGTTCCTTTAACAACACTTGCAAACACCTTAAATAATGGAGTAGTTAATTCAATAGCGGTTCCCATGCTTTTAAATGCAGCATTTATGACTACTTTCATTCCATCAATATTTTTAGCAATTGTTTGACCAGTCACTGCTTTGGAAAGATTATCAAAGCTTTTTAGAATGTTAGCCAAGCCTTTAGATACTGCATTTTTTAGGTTACCAAATGAAGTCGCAATACCTTCACTGTTTACTTTCGCAAGTTCGGCAAGTTCACCGGTACCTGTACCAAGCTTAATCAGTTGGCTTTCAAAATCTCTAAATGTAATCTCACCAGCTTTTAACGCATCATATAAATCTCGTTGAGCTGTCTCTCCCACATAACCCATTGCTTCAGCAGTTTTTTGTAAACCAATCGGCATAGTTTCTTGCAAAGTTTTCCAAGATTGTAAATCCACTTGGCCGGTGGATAGCATTTGGATATATTGCTCCATCCCTCTGTTTGCATCAGCTGTACTAGCCCCACTCGCTAACATGGCATTATTCAATGCTAAAGTAGCATCCGTTGATCGATTGAGATTTCCAGTAATAGCAGTCATCCGCTGGGCGGTAGAAACGACTTCATCAAGCTTTGTTGGTAAGCCATCAATACCATCAGCTAATTTATCAACGCTGACTCCTGATTCTTCAGCAGAAAAACCAAGTGCTCCTAACACCTTAGGAAAACGTTCCATCGTATCAAAACGACTTATTGCAGCATCTAGAGAATTTTTCAGAACTCCCAATCCAGCTGCAGCTACTTTAACTAAACCAAGAGAGGTCACCATATTTTTTATACTGCTTTCGGCTTTTTGAGCTGGTTGTGGAATGCCGCCTAACTGCTTTTTTAAATCAGCTACACCTTTAACCACTGACCCATCTTCCATTTCTATTTCAATAACAACTCTGCCATCAGCCATAGTTAACCCCCTCTCTTAACTCATTTAGTCTTTTTTTAGCATAAGCAACACGTTCTGCTTCGTTCATTAAAGCCATTTTTTGTTTTTCAAATTCCAACTGAGTCTCCATCAATTGTCTTTCTAATTCGTCTTGAGGAGATCTCAAAGTGTAGATTTTTTTAAGATCTTCCATTTCTTTAATACGTTCTTTTGGTGTATCTGTTGATGGTTTCCACAATCTAATTTGCATCACTTCTGCAATTTTTGTATCTCCTGAAAGACTGATAAACAAAGCTTTGAACTCATGCCATTGCATTTTGTTTCTTTCTTTTAACAAATTGATGCCATAATCTTTCAAAAAAGATGCAAAAATAAAGCCGGCATCCTCAACGAATGAGTACACCGACTTATCTTCTACGTTTGAATCAGTAGTTTGTATTTCTTCATTTGCTTTGCCAAATAACTTTTTGGAAATTTCTGCACAAATTAATGCTTGTTCATTAAGATCCCATTGATCAATTTCATCATAAGAAAGACCTAAGTAATTTTTTAAGGTTACTCTAGCTTTCGACTGATCACTGATATTAGAATTTTGAGAAAGTTCTAAATTAGCAAGCACAACGTTAAAGCTACAATCAAATTCATATTTTTTGGAATCAATGGTGATAGTATTGTCAAAATCTCTAAAAAGAGAAAACATTCCATCACCTACTTATCAATTTCAAACATTTCAGCTTCTTTTCGATCTTGCTCTTCTTTGAAATCATTGATTGCTTTCGTTATAAACTCAACCAAAGTTAAATATAGGGCCTTTCGATTGAGTATAGATGGCTGATGCTTTTTAATGATTTCATACGACCCTTGACCCAAAATGAAATCATAGCCTTCCTTTAGCCACTCATCAGCTTTACTAATTTCTCCAAGTACATCTGCAGCTTCTTTTTCGCTTATTTTATCAATTCTTTCAGTAACTTCACTGATACCATTATAGAACCGTTTAATGTTTTCATCAGAATAGCTAAAACGGAACTCTTCAGTGGCAGTACTTCCATCTTCGAATTGCAACTTAATTGGAAAATAATCTCGTTTAATCGGTAATAGTATCTCGTTCATCCGTTATCTCCTCTCCTAGTACTTCATCATTTGATGCCCCGGTTTCAACTGGACCGGGCGCATTAGGGAGTCGTTTCTTTCGGTGTGTCGGTAGGTGTTCCTTTGAACTTAATTGAGAAGTTAAACTGCTGACGTTGACCTGCTTCTCCGCCAAAAGGTACAATATTCAAGACTGTGGCTGGTCCAGATAAGATACGTCCGTCAGGTTCAGTAATTTCTAGATAGCAATCTCTATCTGAAACTTTAACTAATTTCTCGCGGACAAAGTTTTGCGTTTCATCAGAATAAAGGCGATGACCTTCAATATCAATTTGATAATTCAGACCAGTAACATAGGTCTCTTTCCCTCCGATATAGTAAGTTACGTCTTCTGTTTCTTCCTCGAAAGTTGGTGTGATATTAACTACCCCACCACCTAAATCGAACAATTCTTCTTTGTCTTTCCCAACTTTAAACTTCGTAGCCTCAGCTAGAAAAAACTTCAATAATTCTTCATTCATATTATTTTACTTCCTCTCTACAATTATTTGGGCTTGCGTATTAAAAGAAAAAAGCCAGTAACCTTTCTCATCTTGTGCTTTATGGAAAGGTTCGCTTGAATTTATAAACTTTATAAATTGAAAACTACGGTTATTTGATTCAAGATTTTTTAACTCCTCAACAAACTCGGAAATTGTATTTAAATCTTGAATAGCTCGTTTTATGCTTTTAGTCTTAATCATAACTTCAACATTTATTTGTTTTTCTTCGGTACCGTCATAATACTTTACAACAGTCCGACTTCCCGGTAATAAGCTAGTAGCTATACTATCTGTCTCACTCACGATACCGGTTTTAGGGTTCGCAATTAAATTCAACTCACCAAGTTTGCGTGTAAAGACTTCAATAAAATCAAGTGATTGTGTCATAGACCTAACCCCCTCAAGAACACTTTTTCCCAATCCGACATAAACAATCCCTTGGCTCTTAAATCCCAGTAAGGACCAGTCCCTGGAGTGGTCCAATTTTTAATAAAATAAACGCCATGCAGATTTTTAATCATGCCATAGTACATAGGTTTAGCGTAAGGCGTCACCCAATGCAAAGACTTTCTGTCTACACCAATCGTGCCGGTCTGTTGCAATGTTCCCATGTCGTTGGGTACAAATGGCTGCATATCCATCAACATTTGGTTCATCATAATAACCCTTGCACGTTTCAGGTTTCCTGCACTCAGCTTGCGTTCGATATTGGCTATGTCTACCTTTATTTTGACCATCACAACACCTCTAACTCATAATTAAAGATGACATTTTGAAACGGTTCTTTATTAGTAATAACTCTTTGGAGTATATATTCTTTACCGTCAAAAATAATCAGTGATTGTTCCTTAAATTCAGGCAGAGGATCTGTTGCACTCGCAAAACAAAATATCACCGCTTCAGCTATTACTTTGGTTTGGGTAGCATCACGAGAGAACACTTGATTTCTATCAATCCTTACATAATCAATTATGATTGGTTCTGCATACTTAGCTTCTTGATAAACATCATCTGTTCCTTGATATTCACTGTATTTGATGGTGTCAACCAACATTTTAGGATCTACTTTTAACATTAGCTGACCCCCCGAAATAATAATCCGGTACCTTCTAAAACCATCTGAACATCAGGACACAGCAGAGTGACTTCACTTCCTTCAACAGTTTGAGCTTTTCCTCCCCTAGAGATTGTCGTGCGTCCAATAGTGACGTTCATCGGCCTATCGTTGAGTTGTGATGTACTATTGGCTTCGTTTTGCATAAAATACTCAATTTGCAAACCAACCGCTTGTTTAAACTTCTTCACACGCCACTCGTGATCATCATTAAAGCTAACAAATTGATAATAATCACGAGTAATATTGTCCAAAATTAATCCAGCTTTAAAAAGTAGATCACGAAAAGAAAAGGGATCGCTAATCTCAGCAAACCCCATCTTTTTATATTCTTCTTCTGCTAGATAGGTATTCATGATCTAACCTCCTAACAAAGCGACTAACTCGCCTTTAGTGTCTGTAGACTTATAACTGATGCCTTGTTCGTCAAGAATAGCTTTTAACTGGTCTTTAGTCAGGCTGTTATAATCTACTGCCGCCACTCTTGACTGTGGCGGTACTACTCCCCCGTTCCACCAGTTAGCTTAACTTTCAAAACAGCCTTTTTGTTCGCTGGTAAAATAAATTCTCCAGCTTTACCGGCTCCTTGGAAAGCTACCCCATCAAAGTCCTCAGATTCAATCGTCCGTGCCGTATTGATCCCAGTAAACTGTTTTCCAACACCAACGATGGACGTATAAGCCAATTCTTCGCTTTGAAACTTAACTTCTGGTACTTCTTTAATGACAAACCCTTTAAAGGTTAGCAAACCATTAGTATCAATATTAGCTCCAGAATGTTTAGCAGTGGTTGTGATTGGATGATCTACAATGGCATTATATAATGCTGGTTTCACCCAAGCCATTTTAGTTCCAATAGCTTCCATATTGACATATTCTGTTGACAAATCATTAAATAGCTTTAAAACTGCATCATTTGTAATTTCAGCTAATTCAATTGTTTTATCAGCAACTTTTGAGATAAACAAGCCACCCTTATTGTCGAACAATTGAACCTTGGCTTGAGCTTGTAAATCGGAACGGTCTGCGATAGTTGCAGCAAAGTCGTTGTTAACAGTGTGGCGATCAATCCCCTCATGGAATGTCCACTCCCAATCATAAGGCACGTCGGTATCTGTATAGATAATCTCTTTACGATCACCAAAACGTGTGGACTTTCCTGTACCAGTTCCAAAACCTACATTTGCATCTTTGTTATACGCTGTTCCTACTACTACTGGAATATCGCTAGTTTTGATGGAAAATGCTGTTTTGTTATTAGTAACACCATCTAGGGCTTCTAATCCTCCACCGAAAAACTCACTAAAGTATGCTTGTCTTTTGTAAACAGCCTGCAATAACTCCTTGAATTGTTTTTGATATGAACGTACTGCTTGATTGTTATTTTCTCCTGCCATATTTAATTCCTTCTTTCTTAATTATATTTTGCTAATTTTGCTTCAAATGGATCCAATGGCTTGTCGTCCCCCCCATTAGGATTGCCAGGAGTGAAAATTTGCGGCTTAGGATCCGTATTCTGTGGTTCATTTTGTTGGAACAAGAAAGCTTTTTCTTCTTGTAACGTCTTCAACTGCTCTTCTAACCCTAACAAGCCTTTGTCAGTCACTTGGATTGTTTCTTGATTTAACAGATTCAATACGATGTCTTCATCTGCAGGATTAGCTTCCTTCAGCGCCAAGCGAATAGCAAAGTCTTTTTTCTGATTCGCTAGTTTAGTTTCCGCTTCTGTTTCAGCTTCATTATATTTGGTTTGCAACTCAGCTAATTGAGTCGTTAACTCTTCGTTACCTTCAGCTTTTTCTTTCAAGGTATCAAGCTCTGCTTGATTTGCATCTAGTTGTTCTTTATAACGATTCCTCTCCCCCTCCAGCTCATTTACTTGAGTCTTTAAGTCATTTGTGGTCTTGCCATGCAGCGCAATCACAGACTCTAATTGCTCATCAGTCAAACCTAATTCTTTTAATTCTTCTCTTTTCATTTCAATACATCCTTTCGATTGTTTTACGTGGCTACGACCACGATTGGAGCTTTGTTCTTTAACGTCTACAAATGCTAAAAAGACGAAAAATAAAAAGCCTAGCGATTGCTATGCTTTACTACCAAAACTATTCGTACTCATTTTTCAATAGATTCATTGCAACGGTAATTGATTCAGCAAGACTTTTCTTTTCCATTTCTCCCTTGGTGCTTCTTTGTTTTTTTAACATTTCCCTTACCTTAGGATCCGTATAACAAATTGTTGCCTTAGCTTTACAATATTCACACTGCGCATAAGTATGAACTACTCTATTTTTTAACCTGCTTTGCCTTTTTTTAAACCTCGTCATCTTTCCACACTTACCGCACTCAAACCTTTGGCTCATCGTTAAAACCCACCTCTCATTAATACCTCTTTAGGTGTTATCACTTTTTCACGCCCATAATTACGACTCAACCAGTCTGCACCTGCTAGCAACTTTCGCATTTCAGCCTGCTGCTTCCTTAACAATAATTGATACTTTTCTACGCTAGAACTATTTAATTCCTTTAAAACAATGACATTTTTCTTTGTTTTACGAATACGTCGCTCAATTTCTCGTTGCTTGTCCCGTACTTTCGAGCGTTCAATCGCTTCTTCTGGATTGATAGTTGGCTCTCTATCAATATTTACGCCTGGAATAAATGGAAATATAGAATGTCGGCAGTTAATCCCCAAAGTCCCACTAGCTTCTCCGTAACCAAATTCGTAAATGGATGGATACTCACTGTCATTAAGAACTATCGGACGCATATCCAATACTTGCCCTTGACAGTGCGCACATCTAGGTGCGGCATCATAAAGTGAGCTCATTTTCACTGTATGAACACCAAACTCATCCATTCGATCAGTTCTGACTTGATTATATACTCGATTAAGTGTGGACCTCATGACAACATCAACGTATCGTTCTAAGCTCCATGTATGGCCACCCCTGTCAATAAATGCTGATGGAATGCCTTTACTTGCCCAATCTAAAATAGATTTTTCGATTGCTTGTTTTAAAGTAATATTCCCACTGGCAAAAGATGCCATTGTATCATTCAATACATTCTCATACATTTTCATGATAGGACCTTCACCAAACATAGTAGATATCAGTGTCTGATTGACATAATTATTTAAATTAATAAAAACTTGATCTTGATAAGCCTTCATAATCTGGTCAAGATTATTCATTTCTTCTGTAACCGGCAAAGCTTGCTTCAAATAATAATCAATATCTTTATGAGATTGCCTAGCGGTTTCTTCGACAGCCTTTTTTATTAATTCCTCAGACATCCCTGTTACTTCAGCCAACTCTTGATATAACTTTGAATCGAAGAGTCTAGTTTCAGCCATTCGTTCAAGATACCATTCATTGATACCTTCAGTCCCTCTAGATTTCAAACGATTGGCTATCTGTTTAAATATTTCAAGTTCAATTGCTTCATATCGATTAATTAAATCTGCAGAATGCCAGTTTAACCTATCTTGGTCAGCTCTACTCACTCAAATATCACACCTCCGTTTTTCCAAACATTAATTGATCCTGAATAATCTCACCAAGACCACTTTCTTTGATAACAGATTGAACAGTGTCCGAATTAATTTCTTCCAACTCTTTGAGTGCTTCATCTTCAGACATACTAAGTGCTTTCATCATTGCGGATTTTCTAGACATCAATTTATTGTCCAGTAGTTTGATATAATAATCTAACTTCGTGTCTTTATCAGTAAACACACCATCATCAAAATCTACATTGATTTCAAAGGATAAGTTCCCTTTATATAAGTCATAAGCTTGAGCTAATTCAAAAATAGTGACGATTAATTCTTTTAAAGCTTCCTCAATTAAAAGTACATTGTCTGCTCTCGTTCGATACGTTTTTGAATTTTCAAAGACAACTTCTGTTGCTGTCTTAATTCCCTCTTTAATATCAAAAGAAAATGTCCCTGGAGAAAAACCGACATTAGTTTCAGCAATTTGTAAAATAAAATTCATTGTTTTAATAAACTCGTCTGTTCTCAAAGTAGGAACAAATTCGGTGATCTTGACTTCATCAGAATCGCCTTTGAGTAGTTGGAAAATATCGGTATCCGGATCCATGTATCTAATCGGATGCCCTTTGTCATCAATTCTCGTTCGAATGAAATGATCGCTGACAAGTAGTTTAGATGCTGATTTTCTTACTTCGTTCATATACTGATCATAAGTATCATTTAGATTATTAAGCTGTGCTTTCCCATTATCAGCAACACCCATGCCTAACGGTGAGCCTAGTGACAAGTTGTTCTTTCCGGCAAGTTTTATATAAACAAACAAAGGCCGTGATAACCCCTCAATAAAAACATTAGGTTGCAAATTTTCAAACTTATCTACTGAAGTCAACGGTACACGTTTGCCAACTGTACTGGAACTTTTAGAACGATACAGCTCATTAGTAATCAAATATTTGCCATTATCCATCCACTCATGAAATTCTATTAATGTGTAATAAATCGTGTCTTGACCTTCTGCTTGTTGTGAAACAGTAACGATTGCAGCTTCTGACACGTCATTGGTATTACTATTTAACGGATAAAAAGTATCAGCAGAACAATATGAAATTTTTATTTCATTAGTTTTTGGATCAACATACGGTCTTAATGCTAAACCACTAATTGCATAGCCGGTTTCTAGTTCTTCACGAAAATTCTTAGTGAACTTTGATTTTTTAAAGATATCATTTAGAAATTCTTGTGCGCCTTCGTCATCAATAGTTATCGTGCAGCCTTCATTAAATACTAGGCTTGCAAGTTCACTGGCCATAATTTTAGTTGCATTGATTGAACTATATTTCCGAGTGACCTTTTGTCTTTCAGCATTGTAATATTCAACGTCAGGGAAATCATTGCTATAGAAAGCTTTGTTTTTCCTAATGCGCTCATATTCATCTTTCGACATTGCTATTTTGGGATGATCAATGATACTTTGTAATTCATTATTTCCAGTCAAACTATCACCCGCCTTTCTAAACCAATTTTTTATATTTTCGATGATCTTCACTTAATCACCTCAATTCAAATAGTTTTTTACAAAATAATTAACAGAATATCTAAAATCATCCATGGCATGGTTATTTAAATCTATCGGATAGCCGTTAGCGTTTCTAGCGTACATTCCAGCTTCACGAATAAAATTATAATGATCATACACTCGACTCGTCAGCGAATCTTTGTGACTGGTTTCTAAAAGAAAGAATCGACCTTCTGCCAATACATTTTGACAGCGTTCGATTCCTACTTCTATTTTCGTTCCATTGGATCCCACTTTGTCTCGGTTGTTATTATCAGCTTTATCAGTGTCTATCCCTAATTTATGCAATTCTTCTCGTAATGATTTACAAGCCGGATCCACAAAAAAATATTGCCAGTGCGGTAAATCACTAAAGTGTTCATAACACCAAGACACGAAACGCTTAATCTCCATTGCATAAGTACTCATGGCTTTAATATCACCGCTGTACGCTCCACTGTGATAATAGTTTGCCAAACGATATAAATAAAACTTTCCTTTATCAAGAACAACAGCATTCAATGCACACGTAGTCGCATCAGACTGTCCGCCGTCCGCCGTGAAATACACTTCAACGATTGTGCCGGTGATATTGTTTTTAATATGTTTAGGCTTATCACTTGTCGTGTCCAGCATGAAATAGATAACTCCTTCTGGCATGACCCGATTGCCTAACCAATCACGATTATACAAATAATCTGATACTTCGCACTGTTCCTTCCAATCTTTTAACCTTTGTCCAGTTAATATAGGATTATCAAAAGGTCGCCAATGTCTGAAACGATACTTATTTGTTTTTATAAAAGGCTCTAATGTTTCAAGATTCGGATGATTTGGTGCTGGAGGATTCTGTTCGGCTAAATGATATCTAAATTCAGCTGCTAAAGTACGTCTCGTGCTTTCTTCAATGAATAACTTATTTAATAAATTAAACTCTAGGAAAACAACTGTTCCAAATGACATCCCTGTTATAGCACCAACACTGTTGGCTTTACCGCCGCCTTTGTAATAAATCTTTTTTTCACCGTTCGGCAAATTTAACCACAGATGATCTCCGTGTCGATCACTACGCATTTCTCCATTGTTTTTGAAGATATGCTTCAATCCATAACCTTCCCCATCCATAAACATACGATAGGCTTGTTCTTGATTATAAGCTGATACTAGATGATTTTGATCTGGACTAGCAGCATAGATAATGGCCATCTTCTGGATATCACTAAAAGTTTTTCCGGAGCGAATCGTCCCCTCATTCATTTCAAATTCGATTCCCTGAAGTGGTGTATAGATGTTTTCTTTCTGCTTCTCACTCAGCAGTAGCATCGGTATCACCGCCTATTAACTGTTTTCCAATCTCAATTAGATCTAATACTTGAGATTGTTTTTCTTTATCCAACACTAACTTATCAGCCGTGTGTTCAATAATCTTAGCCTTAGCTTCTAATTCTCTCAGCTTCGGCTCAACAAACAACTGATCGGTGGATAAATCATTGAATTGTTTCAACGCATCAGATAACCGTTTAGATACCCTGGTCAAAGCTTCCTCAATCCGCAAAATATCATCAATCTTGCGAACTGACTTCTGCTTCAACTCTGTCATAACGATATCCGGTGTCTCAACTTTAATTTTCCGGCCATCTTTTTTGGATTCAACAACTTTTTTTCTTCCACGTAACTCATAAAGTTTTTGAGTTTCTACGTCAGTCAAACCAGCATTCGCTTTTTTTAATAATAAATACATATCTCTCTGACGTATTCTGAGAAGATTAATCTCTTCAATGAGCATCGAGGAAGAATCTACGTCTTCCTCAAGCATTGCTAATTGTTCCTCAGACAATAAATCAGAATAATAAGTTGTGAACTCACCGGTAGCAACTGCGTTTTTATTTCTTTTTGGCGCCGCTGCTTTTGAATTACCTCTATTCCCCTTGGCATTCTGATTACCTGGCGGTGCTCCGCCTTTATTCTTATTTTCTTTCGGAGTACTCCGTTCATTTGATTGGAGTACTCCGTTCAATTTATCCAGCCATTTATCTTTAGACTTCCATCCACTAACGGTTTTTTCAGAAATTCCTAACTGTTTAGCAATTTCACGATTCATTATGTCCCCGTTAGCTTTTCGGAATATTTCGTATGCTTTATCTCTTTCAGGACTTCTTTTCCTAGCCATCCATCATGCCACCACCTCACAATCTTTTTTGTTGAGTTTTGTTTTTCTATTCTTCGATTTCTTTTAGCATCAAATCTGCCTCAATTAATACTTTTAAATCAGATACACTGGTCAGTTTAATTTCTCCTGACTGCAGGTTACTCAACCATTTTCCTAAAGCAATTCTAATTATTTTTTGATATTCTTCAACAGTCTCACTTCGTTCTAGCGCTTTTTCTATCTGATACTCCAAAAAATCATCATTTTTTACCATTGTAGACCGCTCCCTTATCATATAAAATGAAGTTAGACACAGCGGTGTCTAAAAAACCGACGTCGGTCTATTCGCTGTGTCTTCGGGGAGCGATCCTCGTTGAGCGGTCGAGTGTTAGCGCACTCGGCCTTTTTTATATTTATCACAGCCTTTCAAATAAAATCGTTGCAAGATTCCGGAAAGGCCTGTAACCTAAATTAATTCTGGCTTGATGCTAGTGTACTGCTCAAAACGTTTTAAAATCACATCACAAAATTTTGGATCTAATTCCATTGTGTAACAGACCCGATCCAACTCCTGACACGTCATCAGTGTGCTTCCGGACCCGGCAAACAAATCCACAACGATATCACCACGCCTAGAGCTGTTCCTAATTGGGATAGCCAACAAAGACAATGGCTTTTGAGTCGGATGAATATATTTATTAACATCACCACGAGATACTTCCCAAATCGTTGATGGAATATCTTCAGTTAAATCATCACGCCAAACTGTCGATTGTTTCCGATCTGCATACCATGCTGGAGCTTGCTTATTAATATGAGCATAAAAACAAGGTTCGTGCTGCCATCGATATTGACTCCAACCAAATGTCACACTGTTCTTTACCCAAATACATTGGGACCGCACGAAAATATCATTGACATTCATTGCATTTTCAAATGCTCTTTGATACGAGGAGCTATGAAAAACATAAATAGCTGCATCATCATTCATCAACTCTCGAAAAGATTTAAAAGTTGAGAATAAAAAAGAGTCAAAGTCTTCATCGGACATATTATCATTTAGAATAGTGTCGGCACCTGAACTTTTTAATTCTTCGCTATCACTTTCCAAGGCTATGTTGTAAGGCGGATCCGTCACAACAAGCGCTGCTTGTTTGCCTTGCATAAGCTTGGCCACACATTTCTCATCAGTAGCATCACCACACATTAAAAAATGATTCCCTAATTTAAATAACTGTCCAAGCTGAGTTGTCGGTTCATCAATAGCCTCATATACTTCAACTGTTGGAAAGTCATCTTCAACAATTAGTTTTTCATTATCTTGTTCAAATTCATATTTTGTTAACAGCTGATCAACTTCATCAGCGTCAAAGCCAGTCAAAGAGATTTCTTCCGGTTCAAATTGAGTTAACAATTCGACAAGTTTTTCCTCGTCCCATTTTCCGGATATTTTGTTTAATGCTATATTGAGTTGTTTTTCTTTCTCGATTGTCATATCAACAACTGAAACATGTAATCGTGTATAACCTAAATCCTTGGCTACTTTGACACGCTGATGGCCACCAACGAGATTACCTGTCTGTTGATTAAAAATAGGCGGGTCAACGAAACCGAATTCCTTGAGTGATGCCTTTAGTTTTTCGTATTCTGGCATTCCTGGTTCGAGATCGACTCTTGGATTATATGCAGCAGGATTTAACTCGCTGATTTCCATTAATTGTATTTTCAAGTGTATTCCCTCCAATATATTTCAAACGCCCACAATTAAATAATTTTGAGTGAAAGTGAAAGGATGGGTCACCACCTTTCTTGGTTTAAATTGATATATGTGAATAAATATAATATTAGCTGTGGGCGATTGCCGGCATAAAAAAGAACTCCTGTTATTTTCAGGAGTTCGCATGTTCTATTGAGTTTAATTTCACAATAGCAGTATAACATAAAGGTTGTCCACCTTGTGTCCACGCTATGTCCATTTCTCTAGGTACTCATAACCATACATATAAACGGAAAGAGTATGAATCGCTGCTTCTTCGTGCCTTGCAATTGTCTTTCTATTCATTCTTAATTCAACTGCAGTATCGAATTGACTCATTCTAGGTTGATTGATATACCTCAATTGCAAGATCTGAAATCTTTTACTTTCCTCAGTAGTAACAGCTTTTCGACAATCATCTTGATATTTTTTTAAAGCTTTATCTACATGGACCATCAACTTAGCAGTTTTTGCTTTATGCTCTAGTAGAGTGTCCAAATCAAAACGCCAATCACTCCACAAACTTCCGAGTTGCTCCGTTACCTGTTCGTTAACGATTTCGCAATGTTTTTTTAACTGATGATAATTTACAAGAAGTAGCTTTGTATTGTGGTACATTAAACTTCCTTTTCTTTTCTTCTCAATTTTTTGTTTTTTAACAACTTTGTCACTCACTAATTCTGCTAGAACATTTAATTGTTCATCCGTCAATTCAGTTAGTTGTCGCACTATAAAATCACCTCTTCCAATTTTGATACGCTTCATCTAGCCAAGATAACAACATATTGAATTGTTTAAGGACTATCGGCTTGTTTTCGTATTTATTACAAATTTCTCCTGAAGAGAACATCACCCATTCCCAAAACTCATCCGAGCCAAATCCAAATTTTAATTGATTTTGGTTAGATTGATTGATCCACATAGCAACATCTTTGAAGAATGCGTCATAATCCATTACGTCACCTCTTCAATTTTTATATAGATACCCGGCTTGTCTGCCCAAAATTTTTCTACAACGAGACTGGCAATCTGTGCATCGTTTTTATAAAAGCCTAAGTTTTCCATACAATCCTGCAACAGCTTATTACTATTATCCAAATCTGGCTTTGTATCTTTGTACTCACCATTTTTTCGTTTGCCAGTTCTAGGAAACAACCACTTGACTACCACTCTAAGTGGGCCAGTCATTTTTTCTTCCGGCACATATTTTCCTAAGTGAGCCATCAACTTATTTCGTGCTGCTTTCAATTTATCATCTTCATAAAAAACGGGAACGTGTTTCTTTTTTTTATGATCATAAACTACCTGCACTTGTTTTTGTTGGTGAGTGGTCGTCGGCGGTCTCATCGCCATAAAAAACTCAATCATGTTAACACCTCTTTTTCCGTTATTTTAAGGTGGTATATACCTTTGTTTTTTCTCTCTGTCAGTTCCAAAATTTGTCACGCTGCGTTCTATTGTCTACTCTATCCCTTGAAAAGGGAGAGTAGACAAGAACGGCGGACAGCGGTACGACAACGTTTCTAAGGGTTGTCAACGCCAGTCAACTCTATTTAGCCTTAGACGGATAAATAAGCACTGTCAACGCCAGTCAACTCTATTTAGATATGACAGACTCGTTGACATCTTTTTTAATGATTGTTCCATCTGAAACTAAAAATTTCTTATGTTTTTTTACCCTAGCATAAACAGCGCTTCTAGCAATTTCTAAATAATCAGCAATTGCTTTTACATCTACCGGATCGCCAGTATCACTCAAAACGTTGAACGCCTCTTCTAATTCTTTTTTACTTTTTTCACTACGACTTTCATTCGCTTTCTTTGTGCCTTTTTTCCATTTCTCTTTTGGATCATCTTCTAATTTAATATCTTGAAGCGACTCATCTATTTCATGGATCGGATATTTAAACCAAACATTGACTGGCTTTAATCTAGGGAACTCCCTCAGTATGCCTTCAATTCTCCAAGCGCTTGCTAGTCGAGCTGATTTCATAGCTTCGCTTCTTTCTTTATCAATCAGTTGTTTAATTTGTTTTCCTGTAATGGCAGCATTCAAATGATAGCTCATTTGTTTAAAACTTAACTCATCATCTTGGCTGATCTGATTATATGTAGGATTGTATTTTCTGATAGCATTCACATAAACCTGGCATTGTACTTGGTTTTCAAGTTGTGCATAGCGATCTTCAGTCACTGGCAATTCTATTAAATCCAAAATTGCATCGGGATCCCTGGCGAATACTCCGGATCCACTTGAACGGTCAATCGAATTTTTCCCGCCTTGACTACCCTTTGAATGATGGTGACAGTAAATTACTGCACAATTTAATTCAGTCGCTATCTTATCAAACTGATTGGTAAAGTTAGCCATTTCATGGGCACTGTTCTCGTCTCCAGTCAACACTTTATAAATCGGGTCGATGATAACTGCAATATAGTTTTGTTTTTGTGCTCTCCTGATTAATTTAGGTGCTAATTTATCCATTGGACTCGTTTTCCCACGCAAATTCCAAATATCAATATTAGATACATGTTCATGCCCTTTGTTTAATTTGTTGTAGATTTCAATGAATCTCATTTTTGCAGAATTGCCATCCAACTCTAAATTCACATATAAAACTTTCCCCTGTGCGCATGGAAAGCCAAACCACTCACGGCCTTCAGCAATAGCTATCGCTAATTGCATCAACGAGAAAGACTTCCCTGCTTTTGAAGGTCCAGCAATTAGCATTTTGTGACCCTGTCTCAGCATTCCCTTAATTAATTCAGGAGCCAACTCGATTTTTTGTTCAAACAAATCATCTAAGTTTTCAGGATCAGGCAAATTATCATTCATATCCTCAATGTATTCTTGCCATTCTTCCCAAGAAGATTTCCCGATATTAGTATCAACTAAAAATTGTTTTTTTCCTTGACGGACAAACCCCGGCAATCTAGTTAAACGAGAAGGATTTTTATTTTGCTTATCCACTTTCAAGCCATTTTTTTCAACGATTTTATATAGGTAATCTACTCGTTCCTGATATTGAGGATAGTTCACTGCATCAATTTTTACGATGGCATGAAGGCTTTTGCTGCCACTAAATGATAAAGCAACTACTGGCAGTTCCAGCTCCCGGATAATCTCATTTTGTTGTTCGATGCTCATATTATCTGATTCAACTAGAGCATATTTAAATTCTGAAACATTCGTGTTTTTAACGCCTTGGCCATCTAGCGGATTAAATCGGATCCATGCTCCAGAGTCAGGATTGGGATCCCCCATAACTGCACCGATGTCTCCGCCGGAGTTTTTCAACCCTTGGATAATATCTCCTGCAGTTTTAGTATAGACACCTGAACTTTTAGGGATCCATTTTTCAACCTCGCCATTAGTGTGGAGATAACCGTCATTCACGTAGCCAATAATATCCCCTGGATTGAATACTGCTTCCAAATAATCAATAATCTGTTTCGATGGATTCCAGTTTTTAGGCTCAGCTATTTCTTGACCAAGTACCCAATCTGTATTGACTAATTTATAGTCTTTATCTACAGCTGTTGGAATAAAGCTGTCATTCCAATCAAAGAATGTATCATCGGCATCTGCCCATTTACTTTTCCAGCCATTTTCCTTAGCTAACTGTGTGATAGTAGCTCCTGTCACTGGTGAGCCTGTCCCTTGGAAAGACTCCCATTTTTTAAAGCATTCACCATCATGGTAACGCCTAGGATCTCGACTACTCCATTCTTCCCAATCGGCAACTGAATATCCTTCTTCTTTGAGGGCCATACCTACGTTGACCCATTCTTGATAGTTAAGTGTTGACGGATCCACATATTCTAATAATGCTGTTAGGTCTAATTTGTTTTCCATGTAAGATCCTTTCTGTTTGCTTTTTATTACTCTGTATTATCGGCAAAATCTCATTCCTTTGATGGCAATTTTCTAAACTTAGGTTCTCGCTCTTCAACTGTTGCCAACATGAGTTCCATGCCATTGAACATACCTAACATATATTCGTTATGATTCCATGTACCATCTTTTCCCTGAATATCTACTAATTCTTGTAAAGACTTAATTATTTGCTCCATTATTTTCTTCCTTTCTGCTTATTACGTTACATAATCATTTATTTTTACCATTTAAATCTTTTGTGCTCTAACTTATCACTACAGTAAGCAGATTTTTTCGAGATATTGTATAATGTTATTGAGGAAAAAATCCAAATAAGGAGTGATAAAAATGAAAAAAAGTAATTTTTTTGTTATGACGATTTTGTCAATTGCTAGCTTTATGTTTCTGGTTGCTTGCAAACAAAGTACCAATACTGTTGTTTCTATAGATGAAGTTGATAAAGCAATTATTTTGGTTAAAGACAATGAAGATCAAGAACGGAAATGGACAGCTCAAGACCAAAACTTCTTAAAAACATTATTGGGAAACATAAACCTTTTGTTTGATGAATCTGATGAAAATGCTCAACGTTTCGATATGGAACTGACGCCAGAACAAAGGGATCAATTTGAATACCATATAAATTTTTATAAAAAAGACAAACTTGTTCAAGAAATTAAAATTTCAAACAGAAATAACGTGGACATAGGCAAAGAAAACTTTGTCATTAAAAAAGATAAAGAGTTAGATAGTTTAAAGAGTCATTTACTACTAGTTGCTGAATAGAATTCTGTTTGATAAATCAATCTATTCTCTCTTGATTAGTTATAGTTATCAGCATTCTTCCTCTAACCTAAATAATCTTTTTTTACATTCAGCACAATAAGCAATCGTACCATCAACGTAAGTTAAATTATCGTGCATTCCGCTATTATCTGTTTCCTTACCATCAAATCTGCGATAATGGTCACATTTTCCATAAATTCTAGTTTTCACATAATACTCCTCGGAACCACAATGAGGACATTTTGTCATGCTTTCTTTTTCGACTTCTCGTACAGCTTTTTTTCTATCTGAATAATCTTCCAGTCGGCACCATTTACAGCAATACTTTTGGTCGCTTCTTGTAGGGTGATATTTCTCTCCACAATTCCAACATTTTTTTAAATCGCTCATTTCCCCTTTACCTTTCTATTATTCTAAGTTATCGGTATTTGCCTATATTGTTATAGTTATCGTTACTTTTCTAAAATATCAGAAAATATATATTTCAACGCAAACTCGAAGTCCTCATACGCTTGTAGTGCAGTAACACCTGTATATTTGCCGTCCTTAAAACCTTTTATCATCATTTGATTCGCCCCGTGTATAATATTTATTTGTTCAACCAAATCGTTATATGCCTGTTCGTAATTTAATTTATTTTCCATTATTTTTTCCTTTCGATTAGATACAGTAGTCATCATTTTTCCAGTAGTTCCGGATTTTCGTAGATGTTGCCGATGACGACTAAATCGGCTGTATGATTGCTCGTATCAGCAACGTCATTGAAACTATATGCGGTCTCTGGATAAATTCCTTGAATATAAAAATAGTAATCATCTTTTTCCACAGTACCTGCATAGCTGTACGCTCCGTCCTCAAACTTAACAATATCTCCCTCATAAATCTCAACACCATTTTTATCTTTCAAGCCAGTGGATTGCATGAGGATTTGGTCGTGATCGTAAGAAACAATATTTCTACTTTCTCTATAGCCGATTAACCAAAAATCGTCCCCATCATCTTTTTCCATGATTAATTCTTCCCAAGATCGCATAACTTTACTATCTTTATCCCATGCTCTAAATTTAGGTAAAATATTAATCACCCTTTCTGCCGATTACATTGAATAATCAGTTTTTATGTTTTGCAGTCTTTTTACCTACTCCCTTGTAGACGTTGATTCCGACGACTAGCTTTATCAATCAAATGGTTCACCTCTGCTGCAATAGCTTTACCATCAATGCAGACGGTGATGCTCTGCTCCTTGCTACTCACAATAGCTTGGAGCTCTTTATTTTTTCTATCTTCAAGAACAACAGCTGTTGCTGTTTTAAGTAGCGCATCCGCACTAAAAGCTGAATTAAATGTTTTTTGCGCCATAAAATACACTTCTTGTATATCATCAATTATCTTCTGAATATTTTTCTCATTCACTTGTAGTTCCTCCTTAAAATATAGATATTTTCGTCTATATATCTATCACATAGACGTAATTGTCTATGTTTATCCCTTATATTCCGCCGGATTTATATCAAATGGTATTCTCCATCCATTGGATGCAATTCGATTGATTAGCTTACGTGCTGATTCAAATTGCCATGTCCCAACGTGCTGGAAACCTCTTTGTTCCAAGAACCTGATTTGTTTAGGTGTCGTTAGACCTTCCATTCTACGTTTGTTTAGTCGTTCTAATAACTTAGTAGCCTTGCCAGCATTATCAATTTCATCAGGAAGGATTCCGAGTTTTTCTAATGCTTTGACTTGATTTTCAGTAGGTGGCCCCATTTCCCATCCAAATGCAGGAACGTAACTTGATAAGTCTTCAGCTTGAATGCTCATTTCAAACTGCAGCGGATCCACTAGTTTCTTTTTGCGACGTCGCATTTCTTTTAACTGTTGCGCTAGAGCTTCCTCACGCTGAGAAACAACATCTTCCGTTGCTTGTTCAATCGCATCTTCAATATCAATGGGAATGCCTGCCTCTTCAATATTTTCTGTCATTTTTTTAGCCACTTCATCATTTTCAGAAATTAAATGTGCCGGATGACAAAGCTCGTGTCTTTCTGTGTGCCAAAGAAAATCTAATAAAAGCAAGTATTCTTTACCTGGATGCAATCTAGTCCCACGTCCTACCATTTGACTGTAAAGGCTGCGAACTTTAGTCGGACGGAGGACCACTATACAATCCACTGACGGACAATCCCATCCTTCAGTCAATAGCATTGAATTGCAAAGAACATTGTATTTATCATTTTCAAAATCTTCTAAGATTTCTGCCCTATCCTTACTTTCACCATTAACTTCTGCAGCTCTAAACCCTTTAGAGTTGAGTATCTTTTTAAATTTCTGACTAGTCTTCACTAACGGTAAAAACACGACTGTTTTCCTGTTTTGACAGTGCTCCACCATTTCCTCTGCAATTGACTCGAGATAAGGATCCAATGCAGTGCCTAGATCACGAGTTTTAAAATCTCCAGCTTGTTGACCAACTGAAGTTAGATCAACCTTAACTGGCAATGTCAGCGCTTTGACGGGCGACAAATAACCTTCTTTGATAGCAGCAGGCAACTTGTATTCATAAGCCAGTGATTCAAAGTAACTCCCTAAATTACGCATATCACCCCGGTCTGGTGTTGCAGTCACTCCTAATACATTTGATTCCTCAAAATGATTCAGCACTCGTTGATAACCATCAGATATTGCGTGATGAGCTTCATCTACTACAATTGTGTCGAAATAATTTGGAGGAAACTGGCTTAAACGTTTTTCACGCTGCAGTGTTTGGACCGATCCGACGACTACTCGGAAAAAACTTCCAATACTTGTATTTTCAGCTTTTTCTAATGATGTTTTTAACCCTGTTGCCTTTTCTAATTTTTCAGATGCTTGATCTAATAACTCACCCCTGTGAGCGAGGACGAGCACTCGCTCGCCCAATCTCACACGATCTTCAATGACTTTTGAAAAAACAATAGTTTTGCCTGTCCCGGTTGGTAAAACTAATAAAGTTCTCTTTTTTCCGTTAGCCCATTCCTTTTGGATCGCTTCTCTTGAATCTTGTTGGTATGGTCTAAGCTCCAATAGAATCTCCTCCTAATTACGCTATTAAAGTAATACGTCCTGCTTCAATTTCTGCGCCTAACTCTTCAAGGAGATAAGCATGGATATTTGCAATGGCCGAATTTCTCCACGCTCCCCCATCTGCTTCAAAAATAGCACCAACAGGACCGTTTTTCATTCTGAAAATAAAACTGCTTTCAGGCTGCTCCACTTCTATAAACGTGCGGTAAGGAGCTAAAATTACAGGATTAGGAACTTTGACTTCGCCGACTGTCGCAACGCCTGTCTTCATGGAAACTTGTTGGGATACTCCATCGTCTCCAGTATTTTTAACGTTTTCTTCTTTGATATTCCCGGCTAACCTTAGAATGTTTTTGCTATCTTCAGTTGGAACAAACTTAGATTGAAGTGTGATAATCAAATTCTCAATGTCTAGATAATCGTTAAAATAGATTCTTGGTACAATGGCATCCACTCGCACTAATGTTTCACGACGGCCTTTATAATCCAAGACACCAGATAATTCCACAGTTCGCTCGTCAATAATTCGGATATAGTAATGGTCTTTTTGTCGCTCTTTATTGGCTTGAACATAATCAACCAATCCTGATAATGTTTGAATCTCTAACGGCGTTTTAGCCAAATTATTGATAGGTTCGATTTCATGGGCAACTCCCGAATTATCAACGACAAATTCACGATTGTTTATGATAACTATTCTTTCTTCCGGTGAAATCCTTTGGTCTTGTAAAAACTTTGCGAATTCTCTTAACATAACTATCACTTATCCTCTCTTTTGTAGGTCAATGACCTTGCCTTGATTTTCAATTTCTTCAACCGGTGTTCCTTTATCATCTTTGAACTTACCGTCGTCCGGATCAAAAAAAGTTTGTCCTTTTGCACCGGAACGTAACTCGTTAGCTTCCACCTCTCCGGAATCATTTATTCCCGTTAGGATTGTTGTGGAAACATCCGTCAGCGGTGCTAAATTAGATTTGACTGTACTGTTAACTTTGACTACTTCTCTATTTTCATCAGGTTCCAATTCTAAGGTGATGGTTAACTTCCGTTTAGTCGTTGCCTTAGTGTTTAGATCATGAATATTTTCAAATACCTTAGCCATTTCCATGTCTACTTTTTCCTGCAGTCCACCTTCGGCTATATTGGATAAATCTAAGTCAATACGTTTTGACATTCTCTACCACTTCCTATTTCAATTAATTTAATGCTAAAGACGACATAGTCCTCACTCTGTGCATAATCACAAATATATGTGATCTGAGCCTTAGCATTTCTTTTTGTAAATTCAGCTCCATCGAATTCCTTTAATATCACAAGATCTCCCACTTGGAAATCTCGGTCATTTTTTCTTATTTCAAAAGTTTTTCTTCTATCAATAACCGCTTGGTAATAATCAGGCAGCACCTTTAATTGATGTATCATCAAAATGCTGGCTCGTTCCTATTTTGTTGGTTTTGTGTTGGTTGTTGAAAACTCGGTGTTTGTTGCTGGTAATTCTGTGCCTGATTATAGTTAGGAGCTGGCTGTTGAAGCGTTTGTGCTGGTCCTTGATGCTCTAAATATTCTTTTACTTGATTGTTTTTACGTTCTGATCCTTTGCTTGTATAAACGTTAATTTCAAGTTTAGCTTTTCCTTGACTACCTATTACTGCTCCCCAATTTGGAGTGAATGGTTGTCCAACAACTGGTGATTGACCAATTCCGGAAAAGAATTGTGTCAACTTCCACTGCCAAGATTTCATAAGATATAAACGATCCGTCACTAACGTCGTCCCTTCAGTTCCGGAAAATTCCATAGTGATTTCCGCATAAGGCGCACCATTTGGAATTTTTGTACTTTGTCCGTCATAAATTTTTCTCTCCATTTTTTTGACAACAAATGGATATTCCCCTGGTTGAAATAATTTAAAGTTACTTTCTTCAGCGATGAAACTGTCGCCCCAGCCTAAAAACTCATTTTCTTGATTCATCATTAATTTTTCCTCCTAAAATTTTCTAATTTGTGTATTTAATAAATTGAGAGCTTTATCCCAATTAGTAACAAGATAATTCCATAGATCTTGTGGAATATTTTCCAGTGGTGTGTCCTGTGGCATAAATCCACCTTGGTAAATAATCGCTTTGATTTCCTCAACAGTAACTTGACTACTTTTCATTAAATCTGCGACAGATACAGGAATAATTCCTGGGATTTCTATTTGTGCTTCTCTGCTAAAACTAGGTGTCTTTATCAACTCTTCTTGTTGAGTGACTGGTTCTTGTGGTTCTTGTGCTTGTTGTGATACTGGCTGTTGATTTTCTATATCGTTTTGTCGGTTAAATATATGTGCGATTCCTTGATAACTCATATCCATTTGATCAGGTAAACCAAATCTGTTTTTAGCATCCCATGCAGGATTATGAGTCGTATACATCATTCGTTTGCCTCCAACACCTTTCTTTTTAGCATTCGAATTATTCCCACTACTCACAACAGTGACTTGAAAATTGCAGAACAAAACTATATCCGCCCATTCTTTTACAAGTGATGCAGTTGTTGCCACAGTTTTCTTATTTCCTAATTTCAATTCCCATCTGTCGTAAGCTCCCATTTCATCAGGTCTTTCAAATCGCTTGATCTGACTATGAGCAGTGAGCACTACATTAATACCTACTTCAATCAGCTCTGTTAGTTTATTTAATAATCGCCCAAACTCTTCTCCTAGATAGGTATAGCCATTTCCGTATCCAAAATCTTCTATGCCTTTCTTGTTATGCGTCTTGCAAATGTGTTCTATACATAATAATTCCGCCCAATCAGCGGTATCAATAATATACGTTTCACACGGTCTAGCATTCTTGACAAATTCAACTTGTTGAAGCAGCATGGTCCAGCTAGTAGGCTTGTCCAATCTTCTAACATCCATGTTATGTGTGCTGCCTTCTGTATCCGTAAATAAAGGCAATGGAAATTGTGCTGCTAGTGTTGACTTTCCAATCCCTTCCGGTCCATAGATCACTACTTTCTGTGCTTTAGCTATAACTCCTGAACTAATATTCATTAAAAAGCTCCTTCCCCTGTCCAAGCATTATTAGGCGGAATAAATTCGGTTGTAGATTTAGTTTCTTTTTTTTCTTTAACTACATAACCATCCTCAATGACGATAGAACATTCATCACCAGTTGAAACTCTAGTCGCAATAGCTTGCAGGCCTTCTTGCTCTAACCATTTACCGAACTCTTCTAACGTTTGGAGATCCATTTGTTCAAGTTTATCTATTAGCACGAAACCACAATCGGGTTTCAAACGGCGAACAATGGCAGTAGAAACTCGTAACTGTTCAGCACCGGACATGTTATCCCACTTTTGTCCTTTATAAATTAGCTCTCCATCTTCCACAGATAGTTCAGGAAGTGGTAAGTCAGCGCCTTTTAAAAGATTGACTTTATCTTGTCTGACAGCTTCCAGTTTAGTTGTTAGTTTGCCATATTCTTCACGCTGAATTTTTGCATCATCTTCTGCTTTTTCCTTATCTAGATTAGCTCTCACCTTTCGATTGATTTCATCGATTTCCGCAATATTGTGTTCTAGTTCTTCCGTTGATTCGTCATATAAATCAATAGCTGATTTTTGAGCTGTCTTTAGATCCATAGATGTTTGAATATGATTTGATTGCATTTCCGCTAATTTATTTTGCAAGTCTTGAATTTGTTGTTGAACTTGATTTATTTGTGATTCTTCTTGTTGGTGCTTAAATTCAATTTGTTTGACTTGTTCACGTTTGCGTTGATTTTCGCCATTCTTTGCCAGTATTTCTTGCTGTTGAGTAACCAATTCAGTGAAACTAACAAGCTCTTTAGGAGCATCCGGAAAATGCGGCTGTTCCTTTGCAAACTTTTCTTTCTGATCTGCTATTTGACCAATGGCACGACGTTGATTATAGAAATCTGTTTCTTGCCGTTCTAACTCAAAAAGCTGTTGGCCGACACCGATGATCTGCAGTAAAATATTGGCTTTGTCTTTATTATTTGCTTGCATAAACTTCGGTAAGTCGATTGCCAGCTCTTCCACAAAGCTGTTTAAGAGCTGCTGACCAGCTTTTTCTCCATTAGGGTCAATCACCTTCAAAGAACTATTCTTCCCCTTACGCTCAACCACAAGCCCATTGTTCATCACAATTTGAATGTTTGGTGGTGTTATACTTCCTTGTCTCTGCGCCTCACTAGGTCTGTATCGATCACCGCCTAATGCCCAAGCAATGGAATCTAATATGCTTGTTTTTCCTTGACCGTTCGGTCCACCGATTATCGTCAATCCGTTTGCAGTCGGCTCAATTCTGACCGCTTTTACACGTTTGACATTCTCGATTTCTAATTTATTTATTTTCATCAATTGTCAGTTCCTCCTATTTAGTGTTACAATAAACACGAAAAGATTTTTACTTAGTCGATGTGCCAGCATCGGCTTTTTTTCTTGCCTTAGTTGCTAAATTTAAAATGTCACTTCACCACCTTTTCAGCTAATAACGAGCCTTCAAACGAAAAATACTGATGTAACTCACCACCATTTGCCTGTTTGGTTATTGTCAAAATAACTTGAACAGCTTTTGAAGTTACTTGACTACCTACCACAGGTTGAGAAATAACTTTTTCCACTTCTTTTCTTTCCTCCTCTTTTTTCGGAATATGAGCAAACCTAGCTTTATTAAATCGATCATGTGCTTTTTTTGATGCAACACTTGTTTTTGTTCTATCGGGTAGAACATCGATTTTTCCAACTTGGCGTAATTGTGATACTTTTTTAAACAATGCCACATCGTTTTTTCGCAATAGTCGTCTTAGTTCTACATAATTGGAAACATAACCATTTTCATCAAATTTGATATTTCCAATTAAGATTTTTTCTGATTCCTCATCCCAATTTGGAAGATTACTTTTTAGACTTCCTTTACTTTTTTCCCTATCAATCACGCCTCTTATCGCAGTAGTTGTTCGATCAAACCTTTCAGCAATTACTTTCATTGGAATTTGCCTTTTATACATTTTAATAATTTCTTTTCTTTCATCTTCTGTATATTGCCTGCCTTTAGAGTCAATCTTCAGGGTCGGTTCATAAGCTGGGAGTTTCCCTTCTTTTCTTAACTTGCTTATTCTTTGTGCTACAGCTGGCTTAGATCGTTTTAAATGTTTAGCCATCTTTTCTATATTTACTACTTGATTAGTTGTATCCAATAACGCTGCATTTCTAACATACAAGATCTCTTTAGACGTCCACATCCTTCTAGTCATTTGAAGTTCACCTCTCGAAATATTTACGCTTCCTTAATCCCCACCCAATCATAAAATTTTTGGAGTGCTTCTTGATTAGTTGCTAGATTATGTTGCACTCGGTTATCTACCTCATACATTTTTTTGATAATATTCCGACTATCTCTGTTCACGTTTAAATCTTTAACCGAGATAATCACCGTTACCAAACTACTTAAAATAGACATAACAAGTACCGCTGCGTTAAGACTATCCCACACTCCTAACGTCACAAGCATTACGAGCTGTATACCTATTGATACCATTACAGCCTTTCTTAGCCTTACTAACATAATTAAATTTTTTTTCATGTTGCATCTCCTAAATTCTGTATTTTTTTATAAATCTATCAATGTCCTTTGTGTCGATTCTATAACAGCCATCAATTTTACTAATTTCCAAACCTTTTGCTAACCACTTATCAAGAGTTCTAGGATTAATATCAGCATATATACAAGCATTCTTTTTCTTTAAGTACCGAGATCTAATTGCATATTTTTTTTCTATCATCCTCAATGTTTGGTCTACTTTTTTTTCAATCGAACTTGCAAGGTTTAGCAAAAAATCTTCACTTAGCACTTGCATTTAGTCCCCTCCTGTTTCGTTTTTTTTGATGTTCAATGCTTTTTTTATTTTATGTATTTGCTCTTCTGGACTGCGTCGACCATTCATAATATCAGACATATAAGCAGTCGAAATTCCGAGTTGTTCAGCAAGCCAAGCCTGACTTTTTCCCATTTCTGCAAGCCTTATTCTTACCTGAACGATTAGATCATTTGACATCTTTTCACCTCCTAATAAATTTGTAAGCTAATAAAATTCGCTAATGTTAGTATAAAGTCTTGAATAATTTTAAACTTTAATGTAGAATATAACCATAGTTAAATAAGCATACAAAACCTATATTTATACTTTTTAAATCGTTCCCCAACGCAAAAAACGTATATTTTATCGGTCGTATTTGTTGCACTTATTAGCGTATTAAATTAGCTTACGGTCATAGTATATTAAACTTTAAAGTAGATGTCAACACATTTCTAGAATAAAGTTTAATAAATTCCGTAAGAACAAGGAGAATGTTCTTATGACAGTATTTGATAGAGTTAAAATGTTGGCTGACAAGCAAAAGATTTCAATTGTTGAATTAGAAGAAAAAATTGGTTTTGGAAGAAATTCCCTATATTCTTGGAAAAAAAAAGTGCCTAACGGGGAAAGCTTAAACAAAGTTGCTGATTACTTCAATGTTTCAACAGACTATTTATTAGGTCGTACCGACAACCCTGCGCTTGCTAGTGTCCCTGAATGGGCAACAGAACGAGATATAATAGATCTTGAAGAAATGCTTGATTCAAATGTCAATATGGCATACGGTGGTCAAACACTGACAGATGAAGAGAAGCAACGTGTCAAAGATGTTCTTACAGGAATATTTTGGGATAAGTTACAAAAAGAAAAAAGGTCGTGATGTAATTGAGGGAAGATGTACACATTGCACTTAAAAAAATTTGGGAACAAGTAGGTTCGTATAATCCTTTTGTGATTGCGGAAAAATATAATTTTGAAATCAGTTATCATGACTTCAAAGGATCACCTCTGGGTCATTGTTCAACTGTGATGGGGCAGACAATAATTCTTATGGATAAGTCATTGGAAAATTCAAACAAAAGATTTCTAGTTTGTGGCCATGAAATTTATCATGGGATTAGCCATCAAGATATTGCCAGTTATTATTCGATCAATGGAGTCACAAAAGGTAAAATGGAAGATGAAGCTAATGGATTTTCGGTTGAACTTTTAAAATGTTTGTACTTCGAAGAACACGGTCGTCATGCTACGTACTATAAAGAACTATCTATTTATGGTATTGGCGAAGACATGCTTGAATATTTATAGTTGGAATTGGAGGAAAAAATGTCAAAACACTGTGAAATATGCTATAGAAAGCTAGGACCTTTAAATTTTAAATACCACTCTACTGATGGTAAAACAATTTGTCGGCAATGTATTATACAGGCAGGATATGGAGCTAATGCTTCTTTTCCAGATATTAAAAAAATAGAATTTGAAACTATTTTAGACAACTATAATAAAGCACCGCAAAGAGCTAAGGAATATTTTGACGAAATATCACAGCAAGAAAAAGATTCTAAAATAATAAAATGCCCTAATTGCAATAGTGTAGATGTTGAGTATATGGGGAATGATAAAAAAAACTTTTCAGCTGGTAAAGCAGTCGCAGGAGTTGCTTTGACCGGATCCGTAGGTAGTCTAGCTGGATTTACCGGAAAAAAAGGGAATGAAAAGTGGCATTGTAAAAAATGTGGGTACACTTTTGAAACAAAAACATAAAAAAACACGCCCCCTATCCTGGCAGATATCGGCGTGTTCATATAAAAAACCTATGCAATAGGTTTATTTAGTTATACCTATTTTAGCATAGAAAGGAGAAAAAGGAATGGTAAAGTATCAAAAATACGAAACAGCGTCAGGAAAGGAGTTGTGGAAGTATAGTGGTTATTACGGTTTTGATGACAAAACAGGTAAGAAGATCCAACCTAGAGGACGAGGTTTTACAACAAGAGCCGAAGCAAAACTTCACTATGAAAGAAAAATTGAACAAATAAAAAATAAAAGCAAAGCACAACATAATGGTGATATCCGTTTTGAGGAACTTTTAGAACAATTTTTAAAATACTACAAAAACAGCGGTATAAAACCTGGTACTTATAAAAAATTCAAGGATGAAATGGAACGCTATGCTCTACCAATATTAGGTGATATTTATATCCAAAAAATTGATATTAACGATTGCCAAAAAGCATACGATCAATTAAAAAAATATCGAAAAGACCACAGGAAAATAAAAAATCAAATAAAAACTGTTTTAGACTTTGCAATTACTAAACAGTATATTGATTCTAACCCCATGGAGTATGTACTGGTAAGTAAAACAGATTTACGGTACAAAAAAAGACGATTAGATTCATCGGAAAATTTTTACACTCCAGAACAATTAATGACTTTTTTGGAAGCCTATAAAGAAGTAGAAGAATTTCAAAAATTTGTATATTTTAGACTGTTAGCTTTTTCAGGATTACGTCGTGGCGAAGCTTTAGCTCTTTTTGAATCCGATGTTTTAAGAGAAGAAAAAGCAATCAAAGTAACCAAGACTTTGACAGAAGATGCGCAAGGGAAGGATATGTTAGCTCATACTCCAAAAACAGAAACATCTAATGGCTTAGTCTATCTTGATGACGATACATATAACTATGTGATTGAACTTATAAATAATCGCAATTCTTACGACACGTATGGAAATCTAACGTATCTAACCAAATCAAAATATTTGTTCGTAAGTCCAAAAACAGGCAGACACTATCACCGATCTGCTCCCAATGATTGGTTAAAAAATTTCTTTGATAGAAACGATAAGGCTCTGAAAAAAAGAGGTCTACACAGAATCAGTCCTCATGGATTACGGCACTCCCAAGCTACTCTTCTTTTTGAATTAGGTGTCGATCCAAAAGATGCACAGTATAGACTAAGACATAAAAATCTAAAAACAACCATGGATATCTATACCCATTTATCAGAAAATCGGAAACAGACCCCAGTGTTAAAACTGGATGAATTTTCCTCTAATGGTGCAATATCTGGTGCAACGCCTTCTATATCAAAAGAAAAAAAGTCTTAG